GACGGAGAAATATTATACGAAGGCGAATTTAACAGAGGTATTGTAAATAGGTTGGTTAAATTATGTAACGATCTTGGTATTGAATGCGTCAATTTAGTAGACACTCAAAAAGACGTACCTTTATCAGATAGAACAACCTCAGCTAATAATATAGCAAACGCCACAGATAAACCTTGTATTTATGTTTCAATACACGCTAACGGCTTTAGTGATGAATCCGCTAACGGTTGGTCAGTTTATACCTCAGAGGGCAAAACAAAGTCAGATGAGATTGCAAAGATATTATTAAATAAAGCTACGGCAGAGTTTCAAGGAGAATACATGAGAGGCACAAAAGAATCTAATTTTTATGTTCTTAGAAATACGTCAATGGCGGCAATATTAAGTGAGAATTTCTTTATGACTAATTCAGATAATTGTCATAAATACTTATTAAGTGAAAGTGGCAGAGATCGAATTGCAAAGATCCATTTAGAAATGATTGAGCAAATAGAACGGGAGAATATAATATAATAAAAATAAAATAAAATATTTTATGTTACAACTTTGGAAAAAATATAAGACATTTATTTTACTATTAATTATTTTAATAACTGTATTTTTTTATATTAAAAGTTGTAATCAACATAATGCAGATCAAAAACGTATTAGTTCACTTCTTAAATATAAACATATTGCTAAAGAATATAAAGCCAAAGACGGTACAATTGTTAAATATAACAATTCGATAGCAGTGACTCCTGAAGATTTGAAGATTGTTCAGGATACACTGTTGTCGTATATTGAAAATTTAAAATTAAAAATTAAAAATGTACATTCAAGCACTATAATCACAGAAAGACTTCGTATAGATACTCTTGAAGTACCAGTATATTTAACTAATTGTAAATTTGATACAACTATACAAATAGTTGATAGTAATTATTTTATAGATATTAATCTTACTAATAAAGGATTAACTTTTAATACTTTACAATTTCCTAATAGATTAGGAATTACACTTGCTAGCAAACGTCCTAAGTGGTATAAACGTAAAGAATCAATAGTATCTATAACTAATAGTAATCCATATATGATTACAGATGGAATTTCATCATATACGTTTAAAAAAAATAGAAAATTTTGGGAAAGTCCTTGGTTTTTAGGAACAGTTGGAGCTTTAATAGGTGGAACAATTGTTTGGAAAGTTGTTAAATAATTAAAAACTTTATATGCTAATAAAAAAAAGATTATTTTATGATATTGAAACATCATTTTGCAAAGGTCATTTTTGGAGACCAGGGTATAATCAAAGAATAGGACCTGAACAAATAACATCTTATGCTAAAATAATTTCAGGACATTATAAATGGGAAGGTCAAACTAAAATACATAACATAAATTGGGGCATTAATAATCAATGTGATAAAAAAGTTGTTGAAAAATTAATTAAAGAGTTTAATAAAGCTGATGAAATAATTACTCATAACGGAAAACGATTTGATACTCCTTGGGTAAGAACTAGAGCATTATTTCATAATATTCCAATGCGTCATACTTATAATGAAATTGATACTTATAAACTTTGTAAAAAATATTTAAATCTTCCTAGTAATTCATTAAAAGAAGTTTGTAAGTATTACGGACTTCCTGCTAAAATAGATGCTGGTGGAATAGATACTTGGAAAGATGTAGTATTTAAAAAAGATAAAAAAGCTTTAGAACATATGCTTTTTTATGGAGATGGAGATATTACATCATTAGAAGCAGTATTTAATAAATTACTTCCTTATATAAACCCTAATATGCAGTATGCTGTATTAAAAGGTAAAACAAAATTTGATTGTCCTGAATGTGGAAGTATAGGACGATTAAAGAAAACTTATACAACTAGAGCTGGTACAATTCAACATTATATGGCATGTAGAACAGAAAGTTGCATAAGTTCATTTAAAGTAAATAATAAGACTTACATGGATTATTTACAATACAAAATGATAAATAATATATTATAATTCATATATTTGTATAATGCTACCATTAATAGATTTACATAGTCAATTAGACGAAGCTCTAAATATTAATAATTCAGATAGTGTCTTTTCATCATTATATTATACTGATTTAATAAATGAACAACGTGCTATAGGTATACGTAATGAGTATAATAAATTAAGAACTATTGATTATTCATTACAACAAGAAATTTCTTGTTTAGCAATGGAATTAGTAGATCCTAATAATTGTTGCGTAACTGTACCAATAGGTTGTAAAATATTACGAACTATAAAACAAATTCCAAATACAATAGAATTTCATCATTCAAAAAGTTTAACATCTATTGGTCCAGTAATAATAACTGCTAAACGTTTTAATATTATTGATTACAGTAGAGTTCCTTATATTGGTGAAGGAAGAACTACTAAAAATGCAATATATGCATTTGTGTATGATAATTATATTTACATCATAAGTAAAAATTCTGATGTTAATTTAATAAAAGCTATTACTATTAGAGGAATTTTTGAAGACCCTACTTCATTAGCAGATTTTAATACTTGTAGTGATAACAGTAAATGTTGGACACCTAATGATCCGTATCCATTAAATCAATGGATGTGGGCATACATGAAAGAAACTATTGTTCAACAATTACTACGTAAAAAAAGTATTCCAATGGATGATAATAATAATGCAAATGATGATACAATAGATGCTCAACGTTCTTCTCAAGCTCCTCAAGCTAAAGCTCAAACTAAAAATTAAATAAATGCAAGGACTAAAAAGAGGTAAAGGTAAATCAATTGCTAGTATTAAGAAATACAATTTTTTTAGTTATTACAGAGAAAAAACTATATTAAATAAAATAGAAAGAAAAGAATATTCTAGTTTTACTAAAGATTTATTAATTGCATACAGTGAAGCAATTGTAAAAGAAAATTTACAATTAAAAATGGGTAAACTTGGTACAATTAGAATACAAGCTAAAAAGCTACATTATTTTACTAAGAATGGAGAAAGAGCAAAAACTTTACAAGTTGATTGGCAGAAAACATTAGCATACTGGGAAGAAAAATACGAAGGTAAAACTAGAGATGAATTAAAAAAAATTCAAAATAAAACAGTTATTTACCACGAAAATGAACATACTAATGGTGAATTTTATCGTCATTTATGGGATAATTTAACAGCAGTTGTAAAATATAAAAGGTTTTATAAATTTAAACCTTCTAGACAATATTCAAGATTAATAGCTACAACGGTTAAAGATAAAAATAGAAAAATATTTTATTATGGATAACGGATTAATAGAAATTATGGAACAAGGAAAATCAAAAACAGTTACTGAAAGAACTGAAGAAAAAGACGGTAGTTCAGTAGAAACTAGAGTAGAAGAAGTAGAAGGTGGATTTATTAAAACTGTCATTAAACGTTATAAAGATGGTGATGATTGGGAATATGATACTAAAAAATCAGTAAGTATAGCAAATCCATTAGATAAAAAAACTCTTGCTGAAAAGCTTGAGAGTACAATGAAATAATAAGTTATGAGTTATGTAGGAAATGTAGTATCGTACAGAGCAATTATGGATAAACAAATCTCTGAATGGGGATTTGATATTGATGATGCTCAAGCAATCGAATGGTTAGCTGAATTTTTAGCACATACTAAAGTTGGTTTAATTATGGAAAATAAAACATGCTATATTCCTATTTGTGACGGTAGAGGTGATTTACCACACGATATGTATAAAGTTGTACAAACAGCTAAGCTTGATGGTATTACTACCTTAGAAGAAGCTGAATGCAGTAAAGGTACAATAGTTCCTATGCGATGGACAACTGATAATTTTCATGATCGTTATCATAGAGATGATAGAGATTATACAACTCAATCTAATCAAACTTATACAATAGGTCAAGGTTTTATTTTTACTTCTTTTAATAAAGGTTTTGTAGCAATGGCAATTGAAGCTATTCCTACTGATGATGAAGGAGCACCATTAATTCCAGCAGGACAATCTTGGTTAGAAGCAGCAGCACATTATCTTGCATATAAAATAGGTAGAAAAAGATGGTTTCAAGATTCATTAACAGATAAGAAATTTCAAATATTAGAAAGAGATAAAGAATGGTATTTTGCTCAAGCAGTAAATACTAAGTTTCCTTCTAACGTTGATCAAGCTGAATCAGAAAAAAATTCTATACTTAGAACTATTCCTGATGTACAAGCACATGCTTCTTTCTTTGCTAATTTTCAATTACCTGAAAAACGTAAATTTAGAAATACTATTGGTAATACTGTAAGTGTACCAAGTAAAACAACTCAAAGTAAAGATAACTTAGCCTAATATGAAAAGAGCTGTTAATACATATCAAGGATTATCTTCAGATTTAGCATATGATTCAATTGGAAAAGGTTTATATATTGATGCATTAGATATTAGAATTACTACTGATACAGGACAATCTCAAGGTGCAATTTCTAATGTTAAAGGTAATTTAAGATATTTCGATCTTCCAACTGCAGCTACTGAAGCAACAACTTGGCAACCTTTAACAGTTAATGGTACAATAGAAATTATTGGAGCAACTTCTATTAGAAATATGATTATATTATTTTTAACAGATGACTCTGATTCAAATGGTTGGATATATACTGTAGAATATGACGAAATAGATAAATCATTTTTAAGTTTAGATTTTAGATATAAAAATAATGAATTAAATTTTAGTAAAAAACATCCTATAGAAGCAATAGGTAGATTTGAATCAGATTGTATTCAACGTGCATATTGGACAGATTATAATAATTATTTTAGATCAGTTAATTTATTAGATCCTAATTTATGGACCTTACCAATAGGACTCATTGATGGATTTCCAAATATTAAATATCAACAACCTTTACTTAAAAAAGTATTAACTGGTGGATCACTTTTAGCAGGAACTCATCAATACGCATATCGTTTAATTACATCAGATGGTAAAGAAACATTAATTTCTCCTCCTAGTAATTTAATTCATACTACTGATGATTCAGAAATTAATAGAAGTCCTGAATATAATGGAACTAACGAAGGTGTTAATACTAACAAAGCTCATGAAATTTTAATTAATACTTCTGATTATAATGATTTTGAAAATATTGAATTAATTAATATTTTTCATAGTAATTATACAGGAATTACTGAAGTTTTTTCTATAGAAATTAAAGCAATAAGTGGATTAGCTGAAATAGTTTTTATACATAGTGGAGATGAAGAAAGTATTATACCACTTGATTTATTTGAATATACAGTTAAACAGTATCCTTTTAAAACTTATAAAACTGCTACTAATTTTGATAATTCTTTAGTTATTGCTAATATTAAAAATTCTGAATTTGATATACAAACTCTTTTAGGAGAAAATGAATCATTTGAATCACGTACTGAACGATATAATTCAAATAGCGTTTTACCTTTTCCGCTTACAGGAAGTCCTTCTGAAATAGATGAAAAAAAATTAAATAATGCATTTAATGTAAGTACTGTAAATTCTACACTTTCAAATCCATTAGATGGATATAATATGGATGCTCATTGGGATGCTTCTTGGCATACAGATAAACAATATAAGTATAAAAGTAATGGTACTACATTAGGTGGAGATGGACCAAATATTTCATATGAATTTCATTTAGAACCTTATATTATTGATGGAAGCAATGGTCCTGGATATGCCAATCTTTACCCAGGTCCTTATACTTCTCATGATTTAAATGATGGATATGGTACATATGCAAACACTGCTTTAGATTCATTAGCTTCTCCCTTTTATTCAGGATTGATGCGAGGATATAAACGTGGAGAAACATATAGATTTGGAATAATTTTTTATAATAAAAAAGGTGAATCATCTTTTGTAGAATATATAGGAGATATTAAATTTCCTGATATTTCAGATGAAAATGATAATGAAACAATTCCAGGTTCTAATATTAAATTTTTTCCTATCTCACGGCAAACAATTACTCCAAATTCTAATGATAGGAAAACAGATGCTTATGCAATGGGTATTAAATTTAATATTGATTTTAGCTCATGTCCAATTTTAGAAAGTAAAATAGAAAGTTATCAAATAGTACGTGTAAAACGTAAAATTAATGAATCGAGAAGGCTATGTACTGGTATAATGAAAACTTTTGGTAAACATGATATAGAATCTAATAGAACTAATAAAAGCACAGATAATGGGTTTAATTTAAAACCTAATGGTGACAAAGAAAATGTTCTTCATTTATTTCCTTGGACTAGGCATAATGATTCTTCATATATATTAGGTGGAACATCTCCTGATGGACCTAAAACAAAAGCAGGATGTAATGGTAATTTTTTTACTATTAATGACGAATATCGTAGTAATCCTGAAATTCCTAATCCTTATGATCCTGCTAAAGATGCTACTGGAGAACAAAAAATAATGGGAAGTTTTTTGAGTATGTATTCTCCAGATATATCATATAATTTTGCTGAAACAAGAAATTCTATTACAGCAGATTCAATGTTATTAATTACAGGTAGATATCGAGATTTTTTTTCTACAACTCAAACTAATGGTATAGATTTAAAATTTGGTAATAGTCAAACAACATATCCAGGTAATGACCCTGTTCCAAATATGAATATATATAGTGATGATAAAGCATGGTATGGGTATTCTACAAAAGTAACTGGACCTAGTGGAAGTGATGAAGAACGTTTAGGAGAAATTCGAGACATGAGAAGAACTTTAAGAACTGTTTCTCAAGTAGATAAAGAAAGTATTGCACCAGGTGCAGGATACAATTTACCATTTCAAAGAGGAGTTGAGTATGTAAAACAATTAAAAGATTTTAATATTGTTGATTTTACTACAAATAATAAACCAAATAATAGTAACGAACCTATTGGATTTAAACTAGGACCTTATCAAGGATTTAATGAATCTGGTAATAGTGATGCTCCAGAACCGTGGCATTTAAGAAATTTTTATATTTATTTAGATAATGAATATCAAGGAATTAATGATTTAGAAACTAATAATAGAGGAACTAATGTAAGTCTTCCTGGTGTTATTAATTATGGAAATAAAGCTCCTGCAAGTATTGCTAAAGGTGCTACAGGATTAACAGGAAGTATTAAAATTCCAACAATAGATCCTTATACAGGTATTGCAATAACAGGATTAATATCTGCTAAAAATCATTTTAGATCTGGACGAGTATTAGATTTAGAACTTCCTATAGAAAACAGTAATGGTGCTACATCTATTCCTGAAAATTTTGTAACATCTAAATTAGAAAAAACTTTAACTAATCAACCTTCTAACTTAATTAATGAAAATTATCGTAATGCAGATTTAAATAGTACTCCTATAATGGATATATTAGTTCCTAGATTAGAAGTATATGGAGGATATACTCCAAATGCATTAGTAGCTAATACATTTATAGTAGCTTCTCCTATAATAAGTAAAGAAAATCTTAATCCTACTATTTTTGGAGGAGATATATTTATTACATCTTTTACATTTCAAGAACAAGCAGCATGGATAAATCAAAAATATTATGATCCAGGAGGATTAAATGGTAATTCAAGTAACGCATTTCAACAGTATAGGCATAATTATAGTGTAACTACTGCAATGTTTATGGAATCAAGAGTCAATGTAGAATTAGCTTATGGTTCAACACTTAAAACAGGAGTAGAGTTTACTGCTAATGGTGGTCCTAATGGAATTATACATGAACATTGGAGACAAGAATCAGATAATAGTTCTACTGACTTTGGTAAATCATCATTTATGTATTTTAATACATATAATAATGTTTATTCAATTGAAAATAATGATGTTGTATTTTTTGTTAAACCTCTTAATCTTGAAATAGATTGTGATATAAATGATACTCGTGCATATCTTTCAAATGTAAAAATTAATTCTGAAACTGTAGATTCTTGGACAAAATTTGGAATTGCTAATTTTTATGATATAGATGATTATGGACCAATTAATAAAATAATTAATTATAAAGACAATGTTTATTATTTTCAAGATACTGCAGTAGGTAAATACTCTATTAACCCTAGGGCAGTAACATCTACTGATGATGGAATACCAACAGAACTTGGTTCTTCTAAAGGTTTTCAAGATCATACTTATATTTCAAATAAATATGGATCAATTCATCAATGGGCAGTAGTTGATTCTGATACAGGTATTTATTATTTTGATGGTATTCATAATAAAATATTTAAAATTGGAGAAAGTAATGCACCAATATCCGAAATGAAAGGTAATCATAGTTTTTTAAAAAATTTAAAAGGTGATATTTCATTACGTAAAGAAAATGATGGAGATAATCCAATATTACGTAAAGGAGTACATGCATCAAGAGATTTAATTAATAATGAAATTATATTTACTTTTTTAGGATTAAAAGATAATCCATTAAAAGCAGACTCATTAGTATTTGACGAAGTAGCTAATCAATTTTCATCAAGATATAGTGCAGTTCCATCAATTTATGTAGAAAATAAAGATATAATACTATCACCAGATCCTCTTAACCCTGGTGTTATATATCAAAATGGTACAGGTCAATGGGGTAATTTTTATAATAACGTTACAGAAACTAGTATAAAATTAGTACTTAATGATAATTCTGATATTAATAAAGTTCTTAGGTTCATAGAATTTAATTCAATAGTTAGAGATGATAATAAACTTATTGATAGATTTGTAACTATAACTGCATTTAAAGTAACAACTGAATATCAGACTACTAATAAAATAGATTTTTCTACTGGAAGAATAAAACGTAAATTTGATAAGTGGAGATTAAAGATTCCTCGTGATGCAACAGGAGTTATGAACACTCAACGTTTGAGAAGTACACATTTTATATTAACTTTATACTTTGACAATACTCAAAATAAAGAATTAATACTTAATAGAATAATGTATTATTACGATGAACAATCATTTTAAACATGGCTAAGAAGAAGAAACGTAGTGTTATTGAAAATACATCTGGACCTAGAGCAACTAGTAATCCAGATGTAATTGACGATGAAGCTATGTTAGCTATGATGAAAGCTAGATTAGCCTATGCTCAAATGCATGGCAACCCTGCTGCACAACGTATGGTTGCACCTGTAGATAACTACTATCAATTTCCAAATGGAGATAATGGTAGTCATTATATGAGTAGCATGGATAATTATGCAGTTCCTCAAATTCAAAATGAAAATGGTCAATTACAATTAGGTAATTATGGACCTCGTTCTAATGAAGCTATTAGATTTGATAATAATAGAGATGCAGAATATTTTGCAGCAGACAATTATAAAAAAATATCTCCTGCTTTTCAACAAAAAAAGTACGGAGGAACTTTAGCTCCAAATAACCCTACTTGGAATTATTCTTCAAATCCACCAGTATCAAATTCTTTTCAAAATGGTGGTAACCCTGAAGAAAAATATCAAGAAATACCAGAAGCATTTGTAAGTGCTAATAAAGCTAAGCAAAGTAAATATAAAAATTTACTTGATAAAGTAAGAGGTCTTGCAAGTACTGTCGAAGGTAGAATTGTAGACAAGGAAAATAAATACGAAGATTTTTCTTTTAAGACTATGGCGCAATTTGTTGCTGATGTTAAAAGTTATAAGAAAGATGCTACTGATTATCAAAAAGCCAAACGACTACTTAAGGAAAAGAAGATGGATGCTACAGGTTTTTATAAAAGATATGAAGACAATGACTGGGCAAGATTTGATTCAGAAAATGTAAAAGAAAAATACAACGGAGAGTGGAAACTAAGAGATGAATTGCAGACAAAGGAAAAGGAGAAGAATATGTGGCTTACAGATGCTGTACTAGAACTTACAGGAGCACCTGCATTAAATAGAATTTGGAATGACCCTATAGGAACAACTAAAGGAGTTGGTAATACATTAGCTGATTTAGCAGTAACGACTACCCCAATGGGTTGGGCTTACGATAAGTTTGCTAATAATACTCCAGATGTAAACCCAATAACAGGGAACCCTTATTGGTCAGGTGTAGATAAAACATTAGATGTTGCTGGTATGATTCCTTTTGCTGCTTCTGCTAAAAATGCTAAATTATTAAAAAATTCAAGTAGATTAAAATCTATGCCCGCAGGTTTCAGAAATGTACTTCAAGGTAATGCAAAATTTAAATCATTATTTAAAAAAGGTGATCTTAGTAGATTTACAGATAAAGGTGGTATTAAAGCTTTAGAAGAAAGAATTGCTAATGGTACTGCTGATCTTACAGATGGAGGATGGTATGCATCATTGCAAGAAAATAAAGAAGCTTTAAATTATGCTAGGCAGTATGGAGATGATGTATTAGGTGATATTATACCTGGATCTAAAGCCGCTAATTCTAATTACAGGTTAGATAATTTAGCTAAAAAATTAAAAGATCCAAAATTAGATCCTACTGAAAAGTTACGTATTGAAGAAGCATTGTCAAGAACAATACCTAGTAAAACTGATGTTGCTAGTAATCCTGCTTTTAAAAAATATTACGATAATCAATCTAGTGCAATGAGAACTAAGATGGATGAAGCAATAGCTAATCCTGAAGGATATTGGAATACTGACTTATATAAAAGTGATAAACTTTTACAAGACGCATTAGGAAATAAAGGATTTTATAATCCTAATGAATATTTATTACCTAGAACTAATGCTAATACATTTAAACCAACAAGTATGCAGCAAGTAAGAAATATTGCTGCTCCATTTGTTCCATCTTCATTAGTAGCAAAAGAAGCTAATGCTTTTCAAAGACTTAAAAATCCTTTAATTAGAAGTGCTCACAGTAATGAAGAAGAATTAAAGTACGGAGGAGATATATCTCAAATGGGATACAGAGATGATTCTTCATATCGCAATGAACCTTTTATAGATATTGACACTCAAGGTAAAGGACTTATTGATATGTCTAATACAGGTATAGACATTGATGCTAATGGTGTAAAATTAAAAGCTTATTCAGGAGTGACTAAAGTTCCTGTAAATAAAGATGGAATTGTAAGAGAAACTCCTATAAATAATACAGAAATACCCTTAACGGATAATGATATGAAAAAGAAAAAAGCAAACAAACGTTCAAAATTTACTTATGCTCAGTTTATGAAAACTCCTGCAGGTAATAAATTTAAAGATGGAGGATATTTAAATTATGGAGAAAATAACATACATCAAAATAGTGACCCTGATGGATTACAAATTGATAGAAGTGCTACTACTCCAAGTTATATTGGAGGTATGCCAAATGTTGATACTGAAGGTATAATAGCATCTTCTTATAGACAAGGAGTTAAACCAGCTTTTACTCAAAATGAGTATATGAATCCAATGACTAAAAAAATGCAATCTTATGCTGATATGCCTATAGGTTATCAAAATACTATAAATCAAAATTATGATTATACAAGAGGAGTTGGAGCAGGTGGTGAATCAGTATTTGTAAAAAATCCAGGTTTACATGGAAGTTTAACTAATTTAACTAATCCTGATAAAACAGTTGGTGCAGGTGTATCTAAATATAATCCTGTTACTCAAAAAAATGAAACGTGGAGAAAAACAGGACAAGGGATTACTAAAAAAACTGGATGGCCTTTAATGAACGGTTATGGTGATAATGCATATAGTAACGCATATGGAGGAAACATACATCAAAATAGTCAAGGAAATGGATTACAAACAATTGATCTTGAAGAAGTTAGAGCTACTGCTCCTAAACCTGGTACAATGATCCCTAATCCAAATTATGATCAACAAAATAAAATAAGACAAGAGTGGCAAACAGGATATCGCAATGATGAGATATTTAATAAAAAGTTAAACGCTGAAGAATTAAAAGCGTATAATGCCAATATATCAAAACGAGGCGCTCCATATATAGGGTTTGATGCTACTGAAGTATGGATAGATCCTAATAATCCAGGTCAAAGTTATCCTTATTATGGTAACCCAAATAGAATGATTCCTGCGCCTACTGTAAATGTTCCTACTCCACCTGTACCTACTACACCTCATATGTTAGATGCTAATACTGGAGCAATATTAGATCCTAATCAATACCCACCTGGAGAAGGACAAATAGGAAATAGACAATATTCTCAATATGTTGATCAAGCTAATGCAAAAAGATATTATTCACCTGAAGGTACTACAAAACGTGAACAAGCTGCTGCATCATTAGCTGCACGTAAAGCTCAACTTGAAGGAATGACGCAAGAAGAAATAAATATTTCAAGGAAAGAAAATAATGGTCAAGTTCCATTTCCAAATCAAAACCGTTATGGAGGTAAAAAATATGTTAACGGTGGAAGAATGGAAAATGGAGGATTAATTCCAGGAAATCCTGGTTCAGTTCCTACTACAGAGTTTAATGCAGGTGGTTCACATGATAAAAGTCCTTTAGGAGGAATACCTCAAGGAATGAATCCTAATGGTAAACCAAACTTAGTAGAAGAAGGTGAATTAAAAATTATTGATCCAAGAGATGATGAAAGTTTTATTATTTCTCCTAAAATTAGATTAACTAAAGATGCTGTAAAAGAATATGGTCTAGATAAACGTTATATTGGTAAAGATATGGTTAAGGTATTTAATAGCCTTTTAAGAAGAGATTCTAGACGAACAGGAGATTCTATTGAAGAACATTCTAAAGAATTAGAAATAGGTCCTTATATTGATGCACATAAAGAATTAAGTGAAAAAAAGAATGCTGAAGAAGATGCTAAAAAACAAGTAGCATTTGATACTGAAATGGCTAAGATGCAAGAAGCATTTCCAGAAAGAATGGAACAGTTACTTGCTTCTCAACAGCAAGAACAAGCTCCTCAAGAACAAGGACAACCTTCTGAAGAAGAAATGATGATGATGCAACAGCAACAACAACAGGAACAGCAAATGCAACAACAAATGCAACAAGGTGCTCCTCAAGGTGGAATGCCTCAACAAGGTGGACAACCTTCACCTGAAGAAATGGCAATGATGCAACAACAAGGTGGACAAGGACAACCACCTATGATGGCTTACGGAGGTAATATTAATAAATATAATTCTCAATTTAAATATGGTGCAGGTATGAATATAGCATCAAACGTATTAAATACCGCAGGAAATATTGTAGGAAATATCCCAGGTGTAGGTACAGCGATTGGTGCAAGTTTAGGAGCACTAGGAGGGGCGGCAGGATACTATGGTGATAAAGCAGCTGCATCAGATGATGGTAAATTGTCGTTTAATGATACAGATTTTGGACAACTTGCATTAGATACTGGTAAAGGTGCCGCAAAAGGAGGATTAGGTTCTACTGGAAGTCTTATAGCAAATGCTGCAGGAGCAGGAATCGATAATTTTACTGATTCTAAAACAGATAAAGCAAATGTTGAAAGGACAAAAATTTTAAACGATCCTTCCCATCCTGAATATAATGAAACAATTAAAAGAGAAGAAGATAAATCTAATTCTAACAAAGGAGTAAATGCAATAAATACTGCTACTAGTTTAGCGGGAAATATTATTGGAGCTAAAGTAGATAATGCATATGATACAGAAGTTTTAGAAAAAAAAGCAAACGGAGGAAATATGTATCAAAATGGTGACTATTTAAATAATCCTTATCTACAAGATAATGGGTTCAATTCTGAATTATGGAAATCTAGAAGTTATGAAAGAGATCATTCATTATCTGAATTTGATAATACTGATGGAGCATCTACAAAAAAAGATGAAAAGAAAGAAAACACACAAAAGACATATTCATCTGAACAAACATTAGGAAATCAACTAGGTCAATTAGCACCAATGGCTACTAATTTAGCAATGGGTTTATTTGGTAAAGAAGATAAGTTAGAATTAGATAGAGCAACTAAAGTAAATTTTGATAAATTAAATAATAGAGATGAAATAGCCAGAATAGGAATGGCTGGTAATAGAGCTAGTAAAGGATTAGAAGGAAATGCAAATGCTTCTAATTATTTAACAGGTAAACAAGCATTATTTAATTCTGAAGCTAGTGCTATAGCTGGTTCATATGATAGAATAAATAAGCAAAATACTGCAATTGAAAATCAAGAGAAACTTACTAACATGAGACTTGAGTTGCAAAACTTACAACAAGGTAATACTGAAAAACAATATTCTAAAGCTGCTAAAGCTGCTAAAAGTGCTCAATTGATGAGAGGTATTGATCAGTTAGCTGAATACAATAGAGCTCAACAAGAAGATGAAATCGCATTACAGTATGCCAACATGGGAGTTCCTGACTATAGATTTGAGTACAGTACTCCTTATGAAAGATATCTAGAAAACCGAAAGAATAAAAAAGCTAAAAAAGCTAAAAAAAAATAAAGCATAATGAAAAAGATTTTAAATAATAAATCACAATTCGGATCTGCTCTTACAATAGTACCAGGTTCGTCTCATGCTAAATTTCAATATAAACCATTAGGTTTTGAAAAATTTGCAGAACCTTTAAGGCGAATGCAAGGGTATTATGATAATGCTACTTCTCAAATTGATGATTTAGATTTTAAAATTAAACATTTACCATATGGTACTGACCCAACAAAAGCTAAACAATTAGCTCAAGAAATGTCTGTTCAACGTGATGAATTAATTACTAATCTAACTAAATCTAAAGATTATAGAGCTGCGTCAAGAGGTATTAAAAAACTTCAAAACAGTTGGACTGATAATAAAAATCGTAATGCATTAGAGTCTAATTATACTAATTGGATGGCTCTTGATAAAGAACAAAAAGATAGGATTGGAGCTGCTAGTAACGGTATTACTAGAGATCAGTATTATGATTGGAAACAACGTTCAATTCAAGATTTTGAAGCTGATGGAGGAGGTACTAATTTTGAAGATGATGGTTTAGATGGAACTTATAATACTATTGGTAGAGTTGGAAGATTAACTGATAAAACTAAAGAACTTAGAGAATTATCTTTAAAGATTGCTGGAATGACTCATTCACAAAAATCAACTTGGTTTGGTGATAGAGGAATAACTGATTGGGGAGATATTGAAAGTGTAACTTATACTAAAGAAGGAAAAAATGCAAAAGATGTAGCTAAAAAAGTTGAAGATTTTTTAAGAACTCAACCAGATTTTATAAAATGGGCAGCAGAAGAAGCAGAGTATGACCATTGGAAATTAACTAACTATAAAGAAGGTGATGTTAATTATGAATTTAAAAATAAAAATTATAATGAAATTGCAGGTAATCTTGTTAAAAGAGAATTAGAAAAGGTAGACGCTACATTAGAAAACTTAGATGAACGTAGTAAGAAAGATAAAACTATTAAAGATAGTGAATATTATCAAAATTTAAATGCTCATAAAGAAAAACTTGAAAGTCAAAAAGAAAATGAATATGATTCAAATTTAATTCAAAATTTACATCATAATAATTTATTAGCTAGAAAATTTAATTCAGATACAGTTGGAGAATTAGTAGAGTATCAAAACATTACTAAATCTAGAAGCCATAGTAAAGTACCTGAACGTAGTAATGGGACACATGATGCACAAAATGATCAAGAATGGAGTCCTGATATGTTTCAAGTTACTACTCAAGGAATAAGAGATAAATCAAATCAAAGTACTAATAAATTATTAAAAAACTTAAATATTTTAGGTCAAATAGGCATTAATACTGAAATCGAGGCCAGTAATCTTAAAGGCGAAGCAAAGAAAAATGCACAAGGTAAATGGGCACTTTATAATATGGTAATGGGATCTAGTGGTTCTAAAGAAAGAAAATATTATCAAAAAGATCCTATTCAAGCAGGAGCTAGGCACATTAAACTTAAAAAAATAATTGCTACAAGTAACCATCCAGCAGATTTTTACATACAATTAATTGAAGCAGGTTTTTCTACAACTCAAAAACAATCTGAAAAATTATATAATTCTTTGCAAAATGAAAATCAAAGAGATAATTATTTTAAAACAGTTGATGATATGGAAAATTCTTATCATGAAGCAAAAACTGATAAAAATAGACTTTCTAATATAACTGCTATAGCTTTTGATAGTCCAGAAATTAAAAAAGCATCTAATGAATTTCGTATAGATATTAATTCAAGTTATGGATATGGAACTACTAAATTAGTAAATTCTGCAGAAGATAATTTGATGTTGAAGAGATTAGGTATAAGACCAAAAAATATAAGTACACAAGGAGGAAGTAGTCAAAGTATAACAATTGCAGAATATGCAAAAATGAAAGGATATGCATCAGTACAAGATGCATATGAAGCAGGTGATAAAAAAATAAGAAAACATCTTAATAATACAATAGACGAAGTAATTGGTGGAGATAAAGAACAAATGGGGTATACTCTTCTTGGTAATGATTATGTAGATGAAAAATTAAATAGATATTTTACTGTAGCAGAAGATTTACAAGCATTTAAACCTGCTTTTAGTGCTAATTTTATAAATCATCATGGATTTGATGATAAAGGTAATATAGAAGAAGGAACTAAGTTTAGTTCTGAAAATGGTGCTACTGCACATTTAGTTAAAATAGGTAACAGACCAGTATACAAAGTTCCAGTAACAGATAAAGATGGTATTACTAAATATGCATATTTAGAAATGAAAGAAGGTGGTAAAGCATCAACTAAAGTTTTAATAAATGATATTATACAAGGTGCTAGTGGAAATAGTGAACTAGACCAAACAACTAGAATAATTGCAAATTCAATGTTGTTTGATGTACTTCACCCTAATAGTATAGATGAAGTAGGATTTGATGCGGCATCAACTTTAGAATCAGCTCCAAATACATATGAGTATGAAGGAGGACGTGCTGTACCTTTTGGTAGTTTTAAATTTGATCCTCAAAATGCTCCTGCTAATAGAACTACTATGGTTAAAGTAAAATTACCTAATATTAGACCATTTATATTATTAAAAGATCAAGAAGGTAAATATTTCATGGACGAGAGAACTAAAGAACCTTATAGAGCATTTAATGTTGTTGATATGAAAGGGTTTATTCAAGGTGGAGAAGATGATCAATAATAATTAATATATTTTTCGTAAATTCGTAAATATTTTACATCTATAATATGAGTAAAAAAAGAATTAGTACTGTTAATAATGATGAAGAATTATCATCTTTTGCAAAAAATAATAAAAAAGTTTCTGATAAAAGAATAGCTGAAAATAAATACTATACTTCAGATGTAAAACCTTCATTTACAGATGTTGAACAAAATACTCTCACAAGTAATTACAGTCCTGTTCTAACATCTACATTTGATCCGTATGAAGATTATGTAAATGATCGTACTTTAAGAGGAGGACAGTATACATTTAGTGAATTAAATGATATACGTGCAAATAACCAATATAATTGGGAACAAGCAGGAAATGCTATTAAAAGAGTAGGTACTAATATTATTCCTCAGATTATGTCTGGTGCAGCTTCAATGTTAGATATTCCAGGTTATTGGGATGCAGAACATGCTGCTCAAAATGAGATTGTTAATTGGGCTAATAGTGTACAAGAATGGTCTCAAGAAGCAATGCCTATTTATGAAGAAAATCCAAACGCATCAATGCAAATGCAAGATTGGGCATGGTGGATGTCAAGAGGTGAAGGATTAGTTACTTCAATTGGTTCATTTTTAGCGTTAGGTGCAGGTGTTGGTAAAGTAGTACCGTGGGCACTTAAAGCTGCTAGAGCTCAAAAATTAGTAAAAGCTATTAGTAGCGCAAAAGTAGCTAAAGGTGTTATAGGTGGAGCTGAAACATTAATGACTGCTACAATGCTTAATCAAGCAGAAGCTGTAATGGAAGCTACTGATGTATATAATACTACTTATGAAAATGCAATAAATACAACTGGTATTAGTGAAAAAGAAGCTAGATCTAAAGCTGCAACTGCTGCTAGTACTACAATGAATCTTAATAGAATTAATATATTATTAAATCTTACTTCTGCAAAAGCTTTTCTTAGACCAAGAAGTTTTAGCAATAGACTCATACAAAATCCTACTCTAGGAAAAACATTTAAAGAATTAGCACTTGAAGGTGGTCAAGAAGCAATGGAAGAATTAATTAATCATGTTGCATCTAAAGCAGGTTTAGCTGCAGGTAAAGATGAAGATTATTCTTTCAATGATGCTATGAATGATATGGGTACAATGGAAGGCTTTGAAGCAGCCTTTTTAGGTGCATTAGGTGGTATTGCTCAGACTGGAGGTACAAAAATATTACAAAATATTAAAGGTGGTGTAGGTTCTACTACAGATGCTGATGGTAATAAAATTAGTTACGCTACTGATCAAAAAAATAAATATAATAAACAACAAAAAGCAATTGAAACATTAACAAAAGAAGGTGTTAATATTACTGATGCAATGAAGTCTATAAAAGATAGAATAATTTTTGAAGAAAAATTAAAAGAAGCTATTATTAATGGAGATCAAGCTGCATATGATACATTAAAAGACGAAATGTTTGAAAATCAAGCATTCACAGCATTTTCTACAGGAATTAGTTCAATCTTAGAAGATCTATATAAAGAAGAATCTCGTAAAAATGTTGATGAAGTAGGTCAAGAGCATATTGATAATGCTAAAAAAGCATTAAAAGATCTTAAACAATTAGAAGATGTTTATAATAATTATGAAGAACTTGAAAATGTAAATGAAGTTTTCTTTAATCGTGCTAATAATATTAGAACTAGTAGACAAGCTGCTATATATGAAGCAGAAAAGTTTGAAAATGATAATAAATTATCTGAAGTAAGAAAGAACTTAGCTAATAAATATAGAATTAGTAAAAAAAGAGATGTATTAATAACAAAAAATGGAGAAAAATCTACTGAGACTTTTTATGATGATGCTCCATTAACTTTTGATTCATCTAATATTGAAGTTAATCCTTATGAATCAACTGAAAATAAAGCTACTTACGATAAATTTTTAAAAGAATTACAAGCTACTAAAGAATATAAAGAAAGTCTTAATAATGAAATTATTAAAGAAGCTACTGATGCTGCATTAAATAAAATATCTACTGAATTTGAAAAAATAACTAGTAAAAAGTATCAAGCTACTGTTAAAGCAGAAAATGAAAAGAAAGCAATTGTTAAAGAGTATACAGAGAAATTAAAAGAAAGTACTTCTATATCTGAAATAAACAATATGATTGCTGAAACTAAAGATGAAGCATTTATTAAAAAAGCTTATGCAAAAATTAAGCAATTAAAAACTGAAAATCAAAAAAATAAAATACAAGAAAAAAAAGATGCAATTGAAACTAAATTTGCTAATAAAATTAATAATGCTGATTCAACTGAAAAATTAGAAGCTCTTAAAAAAAAAATAGAAAATCAAGATGTTTCAAAAATTTCTCAAAAAGCAATAGCTAGATTAAAAGATAAAATTATAGATCAAGCTGGAAAATTAGAGAGAGGTGAAACAATAGGGAATAATGATGGATTGAGTGCATTTACTCCAGGAGATCCTACTTCTGATGAATTTGATAGTACTACTTCTAATCTTTCAAAAGAAATTCCTAATAATAAAACTGAAAAAAGTGATGTAGAAAAAGAAGTAGGTGATGCTATTAATGATGTTTCTACTGGTGATACTGAATTATCTATTGATATAGATGAAAATGGAAATCTTGTATATAATTATGAAAAAAGTGATACTGGTAGTAATAAATTTGCTTTTACTTCAAGAGAATTTGATCAAAGTGAAGAAGCTGGTATTGTAAATAGAGAAGAATTTACTGATGATGTTGATAATGTACATTTATTAGATCCTAACAAATTTACAAAAGGTACTAAAATAGTATTAGAAGTTGAAGAAGATTATGAAGGTGAAGTATTTGACCCTACTTCTTCAACTAGAGAAAAAGTTTTATGGCAAGATAGATTAAAAGAAATAATAGCAAAATATACTATTGATACTTATAAGAACTCTCCTGAATATAGAGCTGAAGTTCCAATAGTTATTAAGACTAAAGGTGGAGAATATGTTGCGTATGTTCATGATACAGCTTGGATAAGAAGTGAAAATATTGACAATACTCAAGAAGGTATAGCTGAAGATAAAGCTGCCTTAGAAGCAATTAGAAATAAAGTAATAGAAAAAGGAAAAGTTAATACTCAAATTACATATAAAAGTTTTGGTAGATTAATTAGAAACCATACTGGAAAATCAATGAGTGTTGCCGAAGCAATGCCTGATCCTAATTTAAAATTAGCTATTGGTAAAGATGGTGCGTATAATTTTCAAGCTGGTACTAATAAAGTAGATAAGGATAATATTATTAACAATAATAAACCTAAAGATGGAAGATTATATATAATTGTTCAAATAGGGCCCAAAGAAAGACTGGCTATTCCTTTAGAAAGAACTATGTTGGGTAAAGAAGCTATTGATTCTGTAATGAAAGCAGTTGAGATATATATGACAAAAGATACTACTAATCCTATTGTAAAAAAAATATTAGAAAGTAACTTAGGTGTAGATATTACTGAAACAAAAGGAATTAGAAAATATCTTTCTCAATTTATACATATAGTAAATACTAAAGGTGAAGATGGATTAGATTCAATGCTTAGTAATTATGCTGAGGGTAACAGTAGTATTCCTTTGTTAACGGTTACTGGTAGTGGTATTGAGTTTGGTAGACCAGGAGTTGATATGACTTCTGCTCCGAAAGGTAAAAGTGCAGCCGTAATTTCTCCTAATTTTAACAAAAATCAACCTGAATCAAATAGAAAATCTTTATTACAATTAGAAGAGATATTAAAAAAAATGCTAGTTAATGCTGATAAAGAGACTTTAACACTAGCAAGTGCTGGAGTAGCTGTTCTTATCAACGATGATAATGAAGTAGTATCTGAAACATATTCTGAATATCTTAAAAAATCTTATCAAACTAAACTTATATCTGTTAATATAGGAACTGAAGCAGAACCTAAATGGGGATATACTATTCAACCTTCAATTACATTTGATGATGCATTTGCAAAAGGTAAGAAAGTAAGTAAGATTGCTAATAAACCAAACACTCCTCTTGAAAAGAAAGAATCTTTAGACCCATTACAGCAAACAAAACCAGCAAAACAAACTAGTGAAGTTGAAACAGAAATTGATGTAGAAAATGAAATAAGTGAAGAAGTTTCAAGTATGTTATTAGCAAAAAATAGCACTATTTCTGAATTAGAAGAACAACTTACTTCTCCAGATATAACTGAAAAAGGTAAAAAATTAGTTAATGGTGCTCTTGAATTATTAAGAGATATTAAAAGTACTACAATAAATAATAAAGATATAATTATTGATGGTACTACAACTGATTCAGCAGAAATGACTGATGATGATTTAGATGCTTTAAATGACTTAAATGATGAAGATGAAAATGAATCAGATGACTTAGTTCCTAATTATTTAAATAAAGATCAATTAGCTGAAGGACAAACTCAAGAAGATCGTGATGCTCAAATAAAAGCTCAAAAAAGAGCTATTAATAAAAATCTTATTATTGGTCTTGATCCTAGAACTCAACAATCTACAATTACATATCTTTCATCAGTAATTATTAATGCTGGAATTGAAGCAAAAAAGAAAAATAAAAAAGGTAAAATTAACACTAAGCAAATATTAAAAAAAGAATTAGATGCTTTAAGTAAAACAGCTCAGTTTTATAAAGATAATGGATTAGTAAATACTGCTGCTAAAATTGAAGCTGTAGTAAAACAATTTTCAAAAGTTAGTAGATTAGTTAACCAAAACTTATCATTATTAAATACAGGTATAGTTCAAGAATTACCTACAACTGAACAAGAAGATGAATCAGGATTAGGAGATGTTATTCATTCTGATGAATGGAAATATACAATTGATTCTAAAAATAATGCTTCTGCAGAATTTAAAAAGTTTTTTAGTGCTATTCAAGCAGTTAACGAAAAAGGTCCAGTAGTGAACTTAATAGGTTTACCAGAAATGATTAATTTTGATGAGTTATATAATGAATTACATAGAATATTAGCAAATAAACCTTCTGATTTTAAATTACTTATTAAAATATTAAAAGTTCATGCTAAAAAGAATTTATCATTAAAATCAGTTATTGATAAACTAGAAAATGCTTCACAAAAAATCAAAAATGAATTTACTTCAGATATGACTAAGCATAATATAAATATGTCATTTGTAATGTGGAGTAGAGATGGAAAAGGAAACTATACTCTTCAAAATTGGTCATCTAATGCTTCATCGATTGAAAATAAATTAAGAACAATATGGAATTCTAATCTCAAAGGTACATTTACACAAAGTAATTTAGTTACTGTAAATAATGATAAAGAATATATAGTCAATAGAGAAGTAGCAAACAATTTGATTAATCAAGCTACAGAATGGAAAAATAATCCTAATGATATTTCATTCAATGATTTAGCAATATGGTTAGGTAACTTTGGAATTGTTGTTTCTGATGAAACATATAAAGATTTAAAAAATGGAAAGTTTAAAGCTAAAGGTAAAAGTAAAACATGGATAGAATTATTTACACATAGTAATGGATTAGTAAATGTAATAGCTAAACAATTAAAAGGAACAGTTGATAGTGTAAAAAATGATAAAGATATTTTATTAGATAATTTTAAAATAATTACAGATACTGTAATTAAAGAATTAGCTAAAATTGAAGCTACAAATAATAAAAGTATTACTAGTAATTCTTTTCAAGCAGGTGGTAAAACTATTTATTCTTATGGTAATAATAATTCATTAATAAATAGAATGCGTGATATCACTAGTTACAATGAAGATGGAACATTTGTAAATGCTGATATAATTGCTGATCTTAGAAAAATATCTTTTTCTAAATATAGTTTATGGTTAGATGATATTACTGATGAAGAATCTAAAGATTTAGCAAGAGAACACTTTAGTGTAGGTTACTTATCATTAGAAGCATTAAAGAAACAATATACTGATAGTAAAGATAATCGTAAATTAAATAACTTAACTGCAGCAGAACACGAAGTAACTAAACTTGGATTATTTTTTAATAATTCTAAAACTATTCTTAATAATAGTGTAAGAAGAAAAGTCTCTTTCTTCTATCCTACTATGTCAGATAAAACTACAATGCTTACTATACAAGCATTATCTCATGAACTTAATTTAGAAGGAGGAGAAATATCAAAAAAGAATATAGATACATTATATGACTCTTTAGTAAAGCCTGAGATCGCTAGAATAACTAGTAACAATCAAGCTACTAATGTGAAAGGTTACAAACCAAATTATTTTTATTTATTAGAATCATTAAACTTTTTAGAAATTGAATTTAATGGAGAAACTAGAAATTTATTAGATATTTTAGCAGATAATCCTGATAATATTAATAAAGGTGAAGTTGAAAGTGACATTAAAGAACATTTAAATGATATAATTGAAAAGTTAACTAATAAAAAATTAGAAGACTGGGATAAATTAAATATTGGTCTTAATAATAAAGATGAGAAAAATAGTTTCTTGGACAAAGAATATATGAAAAATGTTGCTAAAGGAACTAATCCTGTTAAGTGGGCAGCAATGGATTATGTATTTAATAGTTTAATAGCAAACGCTGAAGCACATAAATTGTTTATTGGTGATCCTGCTCAATATGCTAAATTTACATCAAAAGAAAATAGAGTTGATTCTTTATTAAAAGAAGGACTTACTGAAGAAGCTGCATTAGTAGCAGAAATGGACAGTAATCAAATACTTAAATTAAATTTAGAAGATACATTTATTAATCTAGGTAAAAGATTAGCAGGTGATATTGCACCAGGGTTAGAATTAGCTGATAGTAGTAATAATAAATATTATCAAGTATTTTTTAATGATAAAAAATTAAATAGTAGTAATGTAGACGATTCAGTTAGGTTGAAGTACTTCTCTAGAATAATGAAAGATTTTAAGAAGAATTATTCTAATATTGAAGGAGCTGATGCTCAAGAATATACTACATGGAAAGAACATTTATATGTACTTATGCAACTAGGTAGATTATCTGAAAAAAATTATAATGATTTTACAGATAAAATAAATTCTCAAAATAAGAATGGAATTACAGAAAGTAATAAATTATCGCATGAAGAGTTAGGAATGGTACTTCAGCCGATGAAACCAGTTTATGTTGGTAATATTTTATCAGTTGAACAAAATATTGATAAAAGATTATATATTAAATCTTCTAGTTTTCCATTAATTCCACAATTAACAACTGAACTTGAAATTGATAAAATTAGAATAGCTTTAGAAAAATTTGAAACTAAAGAAAGTAAGAATGCGGGTAATGGCCAAAGTAACATTACAGTTAGAGCTAGTTTTGGTACAGCAACTAAAGTAGGTGCTATTGAAAGCTCTATAGATGTATTTGATAATAATGGGAACGTATTAGATAACCTTGAAATTACAACAGACAACGCATTATTTATACCAAGAACTAACTTTAGAATACAGCAAGATGTACCTTATGACCGTAGTAAAAGTTCTGTTAATATAGGAACACAAGCTCGTAAACTTTTATTTTCAGATATTTTAGATTTACAAATAGAGCCAGGAGTTACAGGAGAGCAACTTAAAAAAGAATATGATAACTATTATCATGAACTTTTTGGTAATGCACAAGAGAAGCTTGCTGAGAAGCTAGGACTACTTACATATGATGAAGATGGTAATCCAGTTTCACGTAAATCAATTCCTATTGAAAAATTACAAGAAATATTAATTGAAGAAGTAAAGACTAGGCAGGGATATCCTAGAAATATGTTAGATTCACTAGAATTAAACGAAGAGGGTACAGATTTTAAAATACCATTATGGTCATCTCCTTATAGTACTAAATTTGAAAGCATTCTTACTTCAATTGTTAGTAAAAAAGTAATTAAACAAAAATTCCCTGGTCAATCAGGAGTACTTGGGTCTGAAGAAGGATTTAGAAGAAAAGAAGGGGCAGAAGCTGATGCAGAATTAGCTAAATCAGGTGTAGTATTTTCTTCTAATTATGATGCTGCTAAAGGATTACAGCCTTTGCGTCCAGAATATGATGCAAAAGGTAAGCTTACAGGTAAAATGTTACCTGCTCAAATTATGCTGCCGTTTAAAATACGTGACGAGAAAGGACAAATTTTAAATATAAATGATTTTATAACAGATGGTAAATTAGATTTTAAAAAAATACCTCAAAAAGTATTAACTTTATTTGGTTTCCGTATTCCTAATCAAGCAAAGAGTTCTATGGCTGCAATTGAAGTAGTAGGATTTTTACCAGAAGCATCTGGAGATTTACTATTAACGCCAAGAGATTGGGTTGCTCAAATGGGATCTGATTTTGATGTTGATAAATTGTACACGTACATGTACAATACTCATTATACAAATGGAAAACTTAGTACTACTTTCTTAAAAAGTAAAAAAGTAATTGACGGGAAAATAAAAGAAGTAGTAGAAACTATTTTAGATATTAAAAAAGATTTAGGGTTTAATAAAGAGGAAAGAGATTTATTAGAAAGCTTTGAAAATAGTGATATATATGAGAAAGAAGTAAGTGACTTTATAGCTGATTTATTTAAAAATTTAAATAATACTGTTCAAAAAGAATACAATGATGCTGTTGCTGAATTAAAAATGTTAAAGCGTTCTTACGTAGCACATAGACAAAATGCTATTATAGATATTCATATTAAAATTATGACTAGTAATAATCCAGAGATTATTGCTATGAATATGGATATTGATTCATTTGGTGAATTCAAAAACATTGCAGACAAAGTTAATAAAATAAGAAAAGATAATGGTGAATTAGAAGAAAGAGTTACAATTCTTTCTGATGCATACCAAAGAAATAAATTTATTAACGCAACTTCAGGTAAAAATGGAGTAGGTGCATTCTCATTAGATTCCTCTTTTGTAACAATTACACAAGGTAAAGAATTAACTATTTTAAATCTTTCAGAAGAAGATACTAAATTTTTATTCAAAAAAGGAGCTAAGCCATCACAATCATCTATATTAACTTATAATAATAACATTGCTACTTTTGGGAATATTACTTCAAAAGGAGATTTATCAAATAAATATACTTTACGTTCTCAGCAAATTATTCAAAATGCAAAAATTGCTAAAAGAGAATTAACAAAAGATGAAAAAAGTTCATTAAAACTTAAGTCTAATATTGTTAAATCTTTACAATCAACTGCAGTAGATAATGAAAAAGCACAAATTTTAGATAAATTAAATATTAATAATGAAACTTTTGATGCTATTCGGGCAATGGTTTCATTAGGGTTTGAAGAAACTGAGATTTCAGGATTAATTACTCAACCTATTATATGGGAATATATTGAAGAATTAACAAATAGTAGATCTTCATTAGCTCCTTTTGTACAAGATGTTGAAAGTGTAATTTATGATAATTTATTACTTAAATATGATAAATCTAATAGACTTGTAAATGAGCATGATTTATCTCATTTAGAAAATCAATCAGGAGAAGAATTACTAGAAAACTTAAAAAGTAAATTAGTAATTTCTAAAAATACTACTAGTGATTTTAATATTAAACAATTATTATTAGTAGAAAAATTTAGAAATCTTACTGAAATAGGTAAAGAAATTAAAAAAATTCAATCAGCTGTTAATACAGAAGCAAAAGGTTTACCTACTTCACTTACTGAAAATAATTTTAAAGTAAAACAAGTAAATAATCTTAGTAACCATAGCATTTATAATGCTGATAAATTAATGGGAGAGTATGACAAAAATGGTTTAGTTACACCTACTACTATTAATGGTTTTGCTGCAAAATATGGAGCAATGTTTGCGAATACTATTTATGAGAAATATTTTCCTTATCAACAATTAGGTGTAAGTTTAGTAAATCAAGAAATACAAAATCATATACCAAGAGGCAGTGATTTATCTTCAGTTAAACAAATGGAAATATTTAATAAAATATTTAAAGGAATTCGTTCTTTTATGTTTAATAATACTAATACAAATTTAATGACCTATGATCCAAATATTGAAAGAAATAGGTTATTTGTAGATGTTCCAGGAACTAATTTAAGTCTTGCTACAATATTAAATCAATTATCAGGTGAACAATGGTATAGAGAAAATAATTTTTTAAATAAATTAGAACCTGATCCAAAAATTGATGGTACAATTTCTAGAATTAATTTTGATGCAGCTACTGCAGAGAATTATGATGAAAGTAATATTTATGATGGATTTCTTTACTTATTAAAATCAGAAAGTAAAATAGGTGTATTTAATGGAATTGATTATACTATGAGAATGTTAGCTCAAGAGTTAATATTAGCTGCTTATCTTGAAGGAGGTAATCAAGGAGCTAAACAATATCTTAAATATATTCCTGTTGTATATTTGCAAAATATGAACTTTGGTAAATCTTTAAGTGAATCTTCTCTTAGTTTTACTAATACATTTAATGGACATCTTGATGAAAATGGTGAACCTTCTTATAGTATACCATCTGGGTTTACTAAACAGTTTTTTCAAAATAATCCAGATTTACTTCGTACAATTAAAATAGATGAAATAGATAGTAAAGAAGATATACCTAGTTCATTTACAATTAAAGATACTAAGAAATCAATGTATACTTATGAAGAATTTGATACAGTTAGTCCTATTAAATTTTTAAGTATAAAATTATCAAGATCAAAAGCAGGGTTTGCAATTTATGAATATAATGATGAAACAAATAAATATGAAATGATACCTATGTTAAAAGGTGAATATGGATTTGTTCAATATAATTCTCAATCTTTTGATAATAATAATTCAATAGTACATCCTGCTCATAAAAAATCACCAATAAAAGTTACTCCAGTAGAAAAATTTACTCCTAATATAATTAATAATGAAAATGATAAAGCTGTTAACAAAATTAAAATTACTACAAAAGAAACAGGTAATAAAGCATTTAAATCATTAATGAATAAATTAATCACTAATGATAATGTTAATTCATACAATAGAGAATTATTAGATATGCTTAATCAAATTGAAGGTAATGATAAGTTAGAATTAAATTTTATAAATGAAGTTAATGCGGGAGTTGCTCAATATGTTAATGGTAAAATTACTTTAAATTTAAATAAAAAATCAGGATTAGGAGTAGCTTTAGATAATAGTAATAATAGTATTATTGCATCAGCATTTGCACATGAAACAATTCATGGTTATACTTCTGATTTAATTTATAAGTATGAAGAAGGAAATTTAGATCAACTTACAAAAGCTCAAATAACTATTATTGAAAATTTAAAAAATTTACAAAAACAATATATAGATGCATTAATAAAAAAAGAAGGAAAAGATGGAATAGATTCTTGGACTAGAAAATATTGGACTTGGAAATGGAGAAAAGATAATGTAGATGGTAGTGATAAAGTTCTTAATGTAGACGAACAAACATCATTAGCTAATTATTTAGATAAGCATAATCTTGATATTGGCATTAATTTACCATCTGTTGATTTTAGTGATTCTAAAAACCTTAGTAAATACTATGGTACTGTTAAATTACAAGAGTTTGTAACAATGGCTCTTACAGATAAAGGATTTCAAGAAAGACTTAATGAAATTACTGATGTAAATGCTAAACCTTTTTGGACTAAGTTAGTAGATATGTTAATTGAACTTTTAGAAACAATGGGATTCAATATTAATCCTGATTCTTTATTACCAGCAGCAATTGAAGAATCTTTAAATTTAATTAAATCTAATAATAAAGAATCAGATGTAACATCTACTCAACCAGTTAGTGAGATTAATAGCCCTTCAGAATTTACTAATCATTCAGGTGGGGCTAAGGGGGGAGATACAGCTTGGGATAAGATAGGAAGAGAATATAGAGTTGTAAAGCATAACCATTATAGAGAACCTGGAGCTACTGAATTAGACAGTCCAGAACTTAAGGGTGTCAAGCCTGTTAACCTATCTCAAAAAGATTATGATGAAGGTCAGAAAAAAGTTACTATAGCTGCCAGACAAATGGGAAGAATTGCTCCTACTCACCAAGTTAGATCTAATTATATGATTAGAAATTGGGCACAAGTTAAATATTCAGATGCTGTATATGCTGTAGGTACAATTATTGACAAAGATTCAGTAATGAATCATGGTAAAATAGCTAAAATTCCTCAAGTAAAAGGAGGTACAGGGTATGCGGTACAGATGGCTATTAATGAAGGCAAGACTGTTTATGTATATGATGGTACTAAAGATTCTTGGTTTGAATGGGTTAAAGAAGTACATCTTGATCCAGAAACAAATTCTTTGTTAGGGGGTTTTGTACCAGCTAATACTCCTACATTAACTAAAAACTTTGCAGGCATTGGTTCAAGAAGTTTATCTTCAACTGAAGTATGGAAAAAATCTGACCAAGCTATTAGAGATGTGTATAAAAAAACATTCTCTCAACCAGCTAATGAGGTTATAAAATCAAATTTAATTTCTACACCTAAAATAGAAGTAGTTAATAGATATACGAGTGCTGACTTAAAAGCTAACCCTGATAAGATATATGTATTTGGAGATAACACACAAAGAAAAGGTACTGGTGGACAAGCTCAAATTAGAAATAATGAAAATGCTTTTGGAATAGCTACTAAGCTTCAACCTAATAATAATGCTTCTGCATTTATGTCTGACAATGATTTACAATCAAACAAAAACGTTATTGATTCTGACATAGCTAAAATAAAAGCTGATGGTAGATCATTAGTATTCCCTAAAGATGGGTTTGGTACTGGTTTAGCAAAACTTAAAGAAAAAGCTCCACAGACGTATACTTATTTAAAACAAAGACTACAAGAAGAATTTGGTTTTAATAATGATACAGGTGCTATTTCTACACAACCATCTACACAGCCAAGTAATGAGACTAATCCTGAAGTTAAAGAAAATAAATTTACTTATAAAAATAGAACTATTGATACTGATTTTACATTAACTGAAGGTCAAGATAAAGCATTAACTAGATTAGCTGAATTTGTAGAAAATAGTAATTCTAAAAAAGCAATTACTTTACAAGGAGCTGCTGGAACAGGTAAGACTGCAGTAATAGGATATTTACAAAAATTATTACCAAATACAACATTTGTTTATCTTGCTCCTACACATGCTGCAACTACTGAATTAGCTTCTGCAACAGTAAAAGCAGGTAATAAAGAATTACCTATGACTATAGCGTCTGCAATAGGAGAATCTAAAAATAGAATAACTGGAGTAAAAGAATCAGTATTAAGAAAAAAATTAACTGATAAATTTGGATATAGTGATAATATTATGGTAATAGATGAAGTATCTATGTTAAGTAATAAAGATTATAAAATTCTTCAAGATGCTATTAAAAATTATAATGTTAAAGTTATATTTATGGGAGATATTTTACAAATCCCTGAAGTAGATGTTTCAAATCCTGTTGTAAAACAAGTTTCTAAATCATTTAGCACACCAGAACAAATATTATTAACTGAAGTTAAAAGAACTGACGATGATAAAATATTACAATTATTAACTGAACTTAGAAAAAATACTAATGGTAAAATACCAAGATTAGAAAATTCTAATAAATTAAAATATTTAGCTTCAACTGAATTTAATAATTTATTAGTAGAAACATTTAAAGCAGAACCAGAAGAATCTACTCTTATTAGTTATACTAATAAAGGTGTTACTGCATCTAATTTAAGAATTCGTAAAACTTTAGGTAGAGTTGGTGATTTAATACCTGGTGATATAATTGTAGGATATGCTGGATATAATTCAAAGCAAATAGAAAAACAAAATATTGCAAATAGTATGAAATATACTATTACTAAAACAGAAAAAATAGGATCAGCTTATTCAATAGAAGCTACTTCTAAGAAATTAGAAGAATTAGAAAAATTAGGTATTAAAAAAGTAAGTAAATATGCAAGTGGTAAATATTTGCAATTATCTGAAAATGATTCTTTTATATTTGATGAATTAAATGAAGAAGATTTTCAAAATAACAATAAAGAAATATCTAATGTAATGAGTAAATTACATTCTGCTAAACAAGCAGCATTAGCTAATAATAGAATGTGGGGAGCTTATTATAGTGCAGTAGAATCTACTTCTAAATATTTTGAAAATACATTAATAGGAGGTGATTACATATATAATCCTTCTACTAAAAAAATGGAAAAATATAATTATTTAATACATAAAGGTATAGCAAATGAATTACGAGTAAGTAAAGCTATTGACTTTGGGCATGCTGTAACTATTCATAAAGCTCAAGGTAGTACTATTAAAAATGTATTTTTTGAAACTGATACATTACCTAGAGGAAATTCTTCAATATTAAAACAAGATGCAAAAATAATAGGAAGTGAAAAACATTCTTTAATTTATGTAGCATTATCAAGAGCTTCAAAATTATTAGTAATTAATACTTCAAATCCTGAACATTTTAGCTCTCCTACTTTTAAACCAACAAGTATTAAACCATTAAATTTAGAAAGACTTAACGAAATTAAAAAGAATGATAATACTCCTACTAATTTAGGAGCAGACGACTTAATTTCAGTACAAGATATGGAATTTGAAAGACAGTTTGAAGAATTTTTATTAACTTGTTAAAAAAATAAAATATGGCAGCAAATTGTCCAAACAAAAATAGTAAAGAATGGAAAATTTTAGTTTCTCAATCAGGAGAAAGATTAGCAAAAATGGCATTTGTAGCCAATAATTATACTATTCCTAATGTTAAAACTATTACAGAAATTAAAAAAGCTATAGGTTTTAAGTCAAAGACTGAAGATTTTAGCTCAATGGCAGATAGATTAGCTAAATATAATTCTAAGAATGGAACTGCTCATTCATTCGTACATACTCGTATTTACGGAAATACTTTTGATGTAACACTTAATCCTAATTATCTTTCAAGAGGAAATGAAGCATCTAGACAAAAGCTTGCTAGAAAAAACCCTATTCTTAGAGTAGAGGGGTATGATGCACAAATAAATTACGATTCATTTACGCCATCATTGTCTGAACAACAATCTGGATACTTTGATGAAAATGGTGATTTTAAACCAAATGCAGATAATATTGATTATTTACCTATTAGTTATAATTTAAAATCTACTAATATTTTATCATCTGATAAGGCTATACAAATATTTAATAAAGGCAAAAAAGCTGGTTGGGATTTAAATAAAATTCTTACAGAACTACAAATACCCAAAGCACAAAAACAAATTATTTTAGATAAAAAGTTAACCAATAGAGAAGAAATAATTACTTCTTTATTAGCTGAAAATAGTTTTGTTGTTGAGGTTAATGTTGCTAAAGATAAAAGCGATAAACCTTATGATTTTTACGCTGATGACAATGAGCTGGAAGTGCCTACAGGAAGTGCTAAATACTACGCTAATCTAACAGTTCCAGGAGGTACTAACTATACAGAAAATGAAATAGCTACACCAGGAATTACTCCTAATATCAAAGGACATGCTGGTTTTAGTACAGATAAAGGTATAGGTTGGTTTAGAAGTGATGAAGAAGTTGAAGGGGGAACTGTAAAAACAGTTCAAGGAGAACTTATAGAGGAAGAACTAACTTTTGATGATGAGGGAAGACCAGAGCCTGTATATAGAGGTAGACCTATTACTAAGGGGGGTACTCCTACTAAAACTCGTAGAATACTAGAAGTACAATCTGATTTATTTCAGAAAGGGAGGGATAAGAAAGATTTGATTGGAGGTGATATATCTGATGGTGTTTTTAATCAACAAACAGGAGAATGGGAAGAATCAGAAAGATGGGGTAAAACACAAGATTCTAATTCACAACAAAACCAATTCCTACAACTATTAAACAAAAAAGGTAACTGGGTTAACTTCTTTATAGAATCTATTGTTCAAGATAGTATTAAAAAAGGATATGAAAAAGTACTATTTCCTACTGGTGATACTGCTGCTAAGGTAGAAGGGCATGAAACTATTGCTGATGAGATTATTAGAATTGATAATTCTATAAAAGCAGGTAAAGAGAGAATAGAAAAGGGACAGTATAAAGAAGAAGGTTCTAATGAACCAACACAATCTTTAAAAGAATTAGAGTCAGAAATTAAAAAAGATGAAGCAAGAAAAGCAGAAATGAAAACTCAGGGTTTAGAAAAACTTAAACCTATTGAAGCTTTCTATTCTAATAGAGTTACTAATATTCTTAATAAGTTATATGATACTAAACAAGTTACTGATGAACACGGTAATACTTGGAATGAAGTTACTTTAGATCAAAAGACTCAAGATATAAGTGATGATATAGATTTTTTATTACCTACTGCTAATAGTCAATTAGTAAATGCTGAGACTATAAGAAAACGTAAAATTGATAGTGAAATTATTAGTTTAAGACGAGAATTAAATGACAATATAGGTAATCTAGAAGAGTCAGCTAAAATTACTCGTAAATTGGTAAACTTAAAAAATATACGTGATGATGAACGTACAGGAGCTGATCGTTTTATAAAATTAAGTAGTGAACTTTCCTCACATGAAGGTGTTTTAAAAATAGCAGATAGACAATTAGAAGAAGTAAGAAGAATGTTAGATGATTCTGCAATTAGTGCTGACAATGTTCAATATGGTCAACGAATAGTAGATTTATGGTTAAAAGCAGGTGATTTTTCAATGGCTCCTAATGAGCATTTAATGTTAGATCAAGATGAATTTAATACAGAATCTATTCGTGCAGCATTTAGACTTAGAAAATCAAATGCTGAAGATCTTCAACGAAAATTAAATATTTTACAGAAAAAATATATTGGAGAGTTTGTAAGAGAATACACCGATGAAAATTTAACTGACGAAGAAATATTTAAATTAGTAAGCGATGTAAATGGAATAAGTTCTAGAGTATTAAACATTGCAAGACATGATAATAATCTATTACAAGCTATATTCTTAGGTGTACAAGAAGCTAATACAAAAGCTCAAGAAGAAGCAAATGTAGAATGGGATAAAATAGATAAGCTATCTAAAAAGTTTAATCAAGCTACAGGTAATAGTAATGATATATTAAAACAACTTACTAAAGATGGCCTAGAAACTAGTAGAATGACTCATAGATTTGCTCATGAATTTTATGCTACTCGTAATAATTTAATACAAAAAGCTTTTAAAGAATTAGGACCAAATGGATTACCAAAAAAAGATAAAAAAGATGTAGATGCTTTTTTTAATTGGGTAACTAAAAATACTATAACTTTTGATGTTAGATTATTATTTGAAGACTCTCATGCTGACGGATCAAATTTACCAGATAAATTCCTATTTAAAAACGATGAAAGTGCTGAAGTTATAAAAAAAAGAAAAGCAGCACATATAGAAGAACTTAAAGCACATCTTGGTGAAAAAGGGTTTAAGTTTTATATGGAACAACAAGAGAAGAAGATAGAGAAGTATAGAACGATGCGAGATGTATATTATGAAGCAATGCAAACTGATTTATCTAATCAATCTCAAGCTGAAAGAGATGAGTTTTTTGCAGAACAACAAAAAGAATTTTCTCCTTATTATGGATTAGCAATGCAAGAAAATCCTGCTCTTCGTAAGAAAAAAAATGAAGGAAGAAAAGATAGTTTTTATGCTCCTAAAGGAATTAGAGAATATTCAGTACAAATACCTAAGAAATTTGATATTAATAATAATGAAACAGGTTGGTATGATACAAATTTTGCAAAAATAGAAGCAAATGAAGATATTTTAAATTGGTATAATTACATTACTGAAACAATGAATACTTTGAAATATTCATTACCTAAAGATGTACGAGCTAAATTAGGAGTAGGAGTACTTCCGTATATTGAAAAAAGTTTAATGGAAACTTTTTCAGAAAAAGGTGTAATGATGGGAGTTGTTCCTTTTTGGGATAAGATGAAAGAATCTTTTACTACAACTGATTTTGCTACAGAAGTTAAAGCTGATATAAATCCTAATAGTAAACAAATATCTAAAAATGTAGCTGTACCATTTGTTGAAGATATAGAATCTAAAGTTTCAAACTTAGTTAAAGTACGAATAATTAAATATAAACAAGAAAACGGAGAAAATCCTAGTAGAGAACAAGTTTCAAAGTTTAAAAATGAAATTAGAAATTCATTATCTAACGAAAGATCTTGGGATATTGCTAAATTAATGAAAGCTTTTACATTAAGTACATTAGCACATAAACATAAATCTGCTATTCAAGCTTCAGTTGAAATGGCAGTTGATAAATTTAATCAATTATCTCCAGGTGAAGTTAATAGTAAAGGTGAAATATTAACAAAAGATGGAAAAGTTGTAGAAGATAAAAAAAGTGGAGGTAATTTAAAATCTGCACTTGATTTCTTTGTTAATGAATCATTTTATGGTATTGCAAGTAGAAAAGTAGAAGGTGCTAGTACAAAAAAAGTTTATAATAGTAAAGAAACAGCACGTAAAAAAGAAATAGAAAATTTATTAGCAGGAGAAATTACGGAAGAAGACGAAGAAATTCTTAAACAAGAATTAGAAAAACTAGGAGCTGTTGTTACAGTTAGTGGTGTAGGTGATACGCTTCTTAAATATATGACATTAAAAGGATTAGGTTGGAATACATTTTCAGCATTTTCTAATATTGGATTTGGTGTAATATCAAATATCATAGAAGGATCTGATGGAAGACTTTATTCAATGGCTACTTTAAGAAAAGCTTATATGTTGACTAATAATTCAATTGGTAGAAATGCATCTTTTAACACTTGGGAAGGCATTAACGGTAATGCTCTTAAGATTAGAACAATGATGGATCAATGGGATTTACTTCAAACTACTAATAAAGAACTTTTTAAAGGTATTCCAGGTAAAAAAAACCCATTAAGTAGATTTGGACCATATGCAATGCAAGAACGTTCAGAGTACCTTAATTATGCTCCTGTGATGATTGCATTAATGCTTGAATCTAAAGCATCTGATCCAGATGGTAAAGAAGTAAGTTTATGGGATGCTTATGGTATAGATGGACAATTAAAAGAAGGATTTACTGCTAAAGATGTTAAAGGTAAATCTTTTAATGAACTTAAGCTTATTCAAAAGATAAAAAGAGTCATTGAAATGAATCACGGTGATTATAATAATGCATTACAAATAAAAGCTACTGTTTTTGGAAGAGCTATTTCTCAATTCCGTACATGGATGTTTGAAGGATTTGCAAATAGATTTGAAACTGAAAAAACAGATTGGGCACTTAGTTACGGTATGGATGAACCATTTATACGTAAAGGTAGATATAAAAGTTATACAAAAGGACAACTAGTAGCTACAGGAGCTACTGTGGGTACAATGTTTCTTCCTGGAATAGGAACTGCTATTGGAGCTGGAGCTGGTTATCTGGGGGGTAAAATTTTTGGTATGCAGACTGAAGGTAGTGTAATTAATGATACATTATTTACAATTAAACAATTAGCAAGAAAAGCATTATTTCAAAAAACTCAGTTTGATGACAAATATGTTGGTACAAATAAATTTACTAAAACTGATGCAGCAAATATGCGTAAGAATATGACTGAACTTTATTTAATGTTAGCATTAGCAGGTTTTGGTTTATTACTAAGAGCAATATCTGGAGGAGATGATGATGAAAAGAAGAATTTTGTATCAAACTTTTTGATGAATCAAATAAATAGATTACAAACTGATATTAGTTTTTATACTAACCCTATGCAGTTTGATAAAATTAGTCAAACAATGTTACCTGTATTTCAAATAGTAACTGATGTATATAAAATAGGTGGTGATGTACAAAAGTTTTATGATGATGATATTGATAATGAAGATTTTATATCAGGACCTTTTAAAGGACGTAATAAAGCACTTGTACATACAGGAGAAGCAATTCCTGGTGTTTCACAAGCAATTAGATTATATAGAACTGGAGATAAAGTATGGTAAATAAAAAAAAGGAACTTAAGTGTTCCTTTTTTTACCATTTAACTGTTTCTCCGTATAAATCTATTAAGATTTTATCAGCTTCTTTAAAGTTTGGACAATTCCAATCTTTATTACTATCTACATATTTAGAAGGATGATCATATTTTAGAATATACATATTTTTTAAATGTGGTTCTAATAATTGAGCTTCTTTTCCCCATAATATAAAAATAGTACCTGGTTTATATTCTACTATTGCATTTAATGTTGCAGATATAAATTTACTCCAAGGTTTTTTATGAATGTTTTCATCATCTTTAATTCTAGTAGTCAATTGTTTATTAATGAGAAATACTCCTTGTTTTGCCCAATTTTCTAAACTAAAATCAAAATCTAAATAAAACCCATCTTTATAATACTCTTTTTCTAAGCAATCGTGGATTATACTTATTTCTGCAGAATAAAACTGAGAAAGAAACTTATTACTATACGCTAATCCATTAGATGTTGTAGTAGTATAAGGTTTATCACCAATGATTACAATTTTTAAATCTTCCCATTTACATAATTTATAAGCATTAAACATATCTACCTTATAAGGTTCAATATCATTCATTGCATATTCTATAGTAATAAAGTTCATTAATTTAGTAGAGTAAGGACTACGCAACATATTTTTTAGTTGCATAGTCCATTTTTTACCTAGTTTTTCTATCCAAAATTCTTTCTTATTAGCCATAGATTATAATTTAATAGCTACAGTACTTATTTTTGAATAAGAGTATTCCATTATTATTTCTTTTGTCAAATTCTCTTTTTCCATATCTAATATTCCCCATACCTCTTGATCGCCAAGATCTATTATTTTATTGTCTGCAGTTAAGCGTCTTTGCCAACTTTCTTTTAGTTCTTCTGCTTTTCGTAAGATTAATGGAACAATATGCGATTGTCCAGAAAAATAAGAATTATTGTTTATTATTTTTTTACCAGCTTTTGAAACTTTTGAATATTTTCCTTTAAGAATTAATTCATAGTCTTTCATGTATTTATCTTTAATTTTAAATAACATGACTAGGTAATTGTTTTTAATATATTCATCTACATAGTTGTCTAAAACTATAAGATCTGAATGAAATTTATCAAAATCTATATCTTGATATGGTTTAATTACAATGAAAACAAATGGTCCATCATTGTATAAAGTATTATTTAAATCTTTATCATTTAAAAAAGCATTTAAAAACCTAGTAGTCATTATTTGCTTATCATTCTTTTTAATGTCACATTTAAATAATGATTTACTTATGTCCAATAAAGGAAATAAGAAAGTAGAGGTTTTTGTATATTTTACATAGCTCATTTTTAATTATCATTTTATAAAGTTAGCATTACTTTTCCTCCACTATCAATATACTCTTTTGAATAATCCCAATTATCAGTTTTATTATGATATACATATTTTTCTAATGCTTGAGAAATACCTTCTATGACTTTACCATTAGGAAATGTTCCGCCAAGTTGACCCATACTAATAATGCTATCTGTAAATTCAAAAATCATCGGCAAATTATTCATATCTTTTTCTACAACAATATATTGAAAGGGTAATAATTTATAACCTTCTAATACTAAAGCTTTAATTTTATCATTCCTTAATATACCCATTGTATAAAATGCACCTTGGAAATCATATCTATATTTCCAGAAATCAAATTTAAACCCTAGAACTGATTTACCAGTATATTTAAAATCAATAGGTCGAATAATCTTTTCTGAATGATTAATATGTATTCTATCAAGTTCTCCTTTACAAGGTATTCCTTTTAGTTCAAATTCCATAATAAATCTATCTAAATTTTCAACTTCTTTTGCTTTTGAAAAATACTTACTTATATATTTATCAGTTTTTAAAGCAGCTACGCAAATAGTTGCACTATTATAATCTTCTTTAGAAACAATAGTTTTTTTTCCTGCGTTATTTAATGAATTAAAATAAGTTCCTCCTAATTCTTGAATCTTACTAATTTTAGTTTCTGGTTTATACCTAGGTTGATAATTATACATTTCACATGCGTTTAAAATAGCATCTTCTAATTTTGGATCAACAATTAATGTAATATTATTTTCTAGTTTTGCAAAATCATAAACATTTCTAATAATCTCTTTAATTGCATTACTTGTTCCTACATCATCCATTACATAATAAAGATTGTCAATTTCAGAGGGATTCAGCAACATATCATCCACCATTCTACCAAATACAAAATGTTCAGGTGTTACTCCCTCCTCATCGACTTTATCTCTAGCTCTAATATATGCTTGAGGACTAACCAGTATTTTTTTTAAAGTACTCTGGTTAACTTTTTTAATTTTTCTATAATTTTCTTCCATATTATTTTATAGTTTTTAAAGTGTATACTAATTTTCTTTCTTTCATCGTTTTTACTTCTCTAAATTCATATGATGTTTTTGTTAAATATGCAATACTATCATCTTTAATAATATTCTTTTTTACAACTACATCATCTAAACACTTTAACCAAACTAGTGCTAAGTTTCCAATGTCCCAATTAGGTTCATAATCATCTCTAGCAGGTTTCCAACTTATATACTTATTACCTGTTTTTTTATCAGTTAATCGTTTTACATTCCCAAAATTAATGGGAGCGTAAACGATTAATGATGTTTCAATAGGTGATCTAATTATTAAATTGTCTGGAATATTCTTTTCTATATATCTATGCATTGTAGCAACTAATGCTGCTCGCATAGAGAAATGACCACTTGCATATAATTTATTATATCCAATTTTTATCCATTTTTTTTTAGTTTGAGGAATATGTGTAATAAATTCAGGAAATTCTAATTTAAGTTCATTAGACAAACTCCTGCTAAAAATCCATTTTATTTCCATTTTATTTAATTTATATCCATACTATACTAGAAGAAACGGTTTCTTCTACTTCTTCTACTTTTTCTACAACAACAGGAACAAAATCATCTGTTAATTGTCTTTTATAATTAATATTTAAAAATTTTAATGCTTCATTATCAAGAGTTACTGTATGACATTTAAAATATTTAGATTCTCCCATTCTGATTCTATAATCATAATTTTTTAATATTACATCTGCCCATTCTTCAGTTAATGCTTCTCTTTTAATAAATAATTCAATTACAGTATCTAAACGAACATGTATATTACTAGGTGTCATATCTAAATACGATAACAATGATTTAAAATTAATGTGATTTTTAAATTTACTTCTAGAAAAAATATCATTAAATTTTTCAAACAAAATCATTAAATGTAAAAGACTACTTTTATATTCACAATTTGCCATTATTTCCATAGCAATTGTATGATTTTCAGAATCATCACTATCAAGCATAGACTCTAATTGTTGAAATACTTTTTTATCAATAGTTAATGCGTCATTTCCATTTAACATTTCAATTATACATGATTCATCAAATATTTCTTTACCAATTAAATAATTATATGTGTCAATATGTTCTTCTTTTAAAATTTTAAGATATGATGAACTAACATTATCTACAATTTCATTATAAATTTTAGGATTATTTTTAATAACATTTAAATTATCATTTGCCATACTTCTATAAGTATTTCCAGTCATAATTATATTATCAAATTTATAAGACTCTAATGATTTTATTACATATTCTATTTGTTCAGAACTTAATTCATTTTCTATAATTTCAATATAATTTTTAAATATAGTTACTGGCATAGTATAAGTAAAATCATTTTCTACCATTTTACCAAAAGTTAAATCACTCATAAAAACAGCATCTGCTTTTTTAACATCACGTATACTTTTAATCCCTTGAGTAAATGTTAAATTTTTAATTTTTACTCTTGGTATATTAACCCCAGGTAAAAAGAAAATTTTATCATTTTTTTTTAATTTATATTTGTTTTTAGAGATTAAAAAATCTTCTGCCTCAACAATAAATTTATTTTCAAAATATAAATCAATATCTAATATTGTATTATTATTTCTTCTTATATCTACAGTAAGGTGTAAGTAATTTTCCATATTATTTTATTATTAGTTTAGCAATTTTTGGATTCATCATTAATTTACTAAATTTTTGTTTATTACCATTTAGTACTTCTTTAATAATGTAGTATTTTAAATCAGTAGTAAACGATTCACAATCAATAAATAAATCTTCAATTCTTGTTAATATTTCTCCTGAAATAGGATTAGTTTTTGCAAAATTCAATAAGTAATTTACAATTCTTGTTGAAATAACACTTGATATATCAGCTCTAAAATCATCAGCTGTTCCAATTATATCTGTTAATTGACCAAATACATATCCTTTATCTTTATTAATGATAGCTTCTGGTGATATAATCTTATCAAGTTTGTTATTAATAAACATTGTAAACATACTTGAAAAATCTAATCCAACTGACCCTTCACCAATCATTTGAATAATTGGTAAATTTTCATCAAACTTTTCTATTGAACTTATTGAATTAAAAAATGTAGTAAAACTTCTAGGATTAACTTTTTGCGTTACTAATTCTGGATGCATAAGTAGAAAATTAATACATCTACTATCTATATTTACAGATTCTGCCCACTTTGCCCACACTTTTTCATCAAACTTTAAATCAACAGAAATAAAACGAGTTTGTTGTGCAACATCTAAACTTGTTACATTATAATCGCCATTATCAGGATTAGTAGTAAGAATTACATGCCAGTTCTTAGGAAGTTTCCACGAAACATATTCTTGTCTATCGCAAATTTCCATTACAGCTTGCATAAATCTAGTATCAGCTCTTGTAAAATCATCAAGTATTAAAATACCTCCATCTTCCTTATCTTGAATCCAAGCAGGTTTAGCATGAGCCATTCTTTTATCTACAACTCTATATCCTTTTTCACTAGCTTTTGTAATTTCATGCTCAGTTATCCATAATACTTTACCTTCAGTATTTTTAATTTTATATTCTTTAACAGGAAAACCTATTAGATCTCCTAATTCTTCAAATTGTGATAGATTTAATTTTTCTACTTGTAGTCCTAATTCTTCACCAAGTTGTATGATAGATGAAGTTTTACCTAGTCCAGCTTCACCTTCTACATTTATAGTTACAGGAACCATTCCTTTCTTTTGAATATGTTGATTATTAGTAATCATATGCTTAATAAAATCACTTAATTCTTCAACATTTAATTTAACTTGTCCCATTTTATTTAATTTTTAAATTTCTAACTTAATAACTTTTCCAGGTAAGGAATCATTTATTTGTGATCTTTCTGATAAGACCCATAAAACCTTTTTCTTTGGTTTTACTGAAGCACTGCATTCTCCATCTGTAAAATATACAAGACTTGTATATTCAGGATGTTTAGCATAATATTCTAAGACAGGATCAAATTCTGTTCCTCCTCTACCTGTAATTTCTAATTCAAACTTTCCTTTATATTCTAATATACTATTGATTACAGTATCACATTGTATAATTACAACTTCTACACCTGCTTTATAAATATGATAAATTTCATTCATAAATTCAAGTAATTCAGTATCGTTTACTGAACCTGATGTATCAATTGCTAATAGCATTTTTTGTCTCATTTTAACCTTTAATCCTGGATTATCTTCATATCTACGATTTTCTTTTCTTCTTTGTTTTTTTGTAAAAACTTTTGTTGAAGCTCCTGTAAATCTTCTAATATATTTCTTCCAATTAAATTTAGGTTTTGTAATTTCAGCCATTTCAATTATACTTGTAATCTCACCAGGTATCGTACCTCTTTTCTTTAATGTTTGATCACGAGCTTCTTTTAATAATCTATTAGTTTGACGTTCAATAAGATTATGTTCAATTTCTGATATTTCTTCAAATTCGTCCCATCCTGAATGATCTGGATTTCCAATACCATCTAATACTTTATCCATATTAGGACATCCACAAGTACCTTTTTCTTCTTTTTCTTCTTTAGCTTCTTGTAGTTTATTATAATAATATGTACATCCTGCTTTACGATCAAGATTTAACTCTGAATAATCATCTATATCTATACCGCCTTCAGGTAACCAATCTTTTTCTATATATTGATTGATTTCCATATCCATTGCTATATTAGCAAGCTTTCTATCAGCAAATTTAAATACAATACTTAAATGCTTGAATGCTATGTGTAATAACTCATGTTTTAAAAGACCCATTTGTTTTAAATGATTCAAATTTTCCCAAAATTCAGTATTAATAAGTAACTGATAATTAATACCTTGTTTACCTACACATGCAGTTGATATCTTATCGCTCCATAATTTATTTAACATAATTAAAAAGAATCCATAATATGGTTCTTTTAACATAAGCTCTTTGCTTACTTTAGCTAATGATTCTACTTTATTCATATTTTTTTATTTTATTTATAAATTCTTCTTTAGCTTTAATTTTACCTACTTTCTTAACTAAATCAGAAAAGTCAGTGACTCCTTCTAATTCAGATACGAAAAAATGAGGTATAGAATATTCTTTTGTAAATTGAATAGACAAACTTTTACCAGCTTTATCATTATCAAATAAACATATTACTTTCTTAAAACGTTTTTTATATTCATCCATTACTGATTGTTTCATCATAACAGACTCTGATTGTAATCCAACACTAGGAATATTCATAACATCCCTGATACTCATTACATCTTTTAATGATTTAGTAATAATTAATAATTCTCCATTTTTAGGCAACTGGGTATATCCTTGATGTACACTATAATTAGCATTATTAATCCATTTATATTGTGAACTTAAAGGTTGATATATTTTATAAGATATTAAATCATCTTTAAATTCAAGATATGCATAGGCTAAAGCAGCTAACTCTGTAGAATTTTCATTAAAGAATACATACTTTACAGGTATTACATTATATTTAATTAATGTATTTTTAGTAATACCAAAAGCTTTCCAGAAATTAGCATCACGTTTTTTCCACGATCTGCGTTTAATTTCAATTTTAACTTGTTCTTTTGTTATAATTTTTTTACTTTTTATAATTTTTTTACGTTCTTCTGTAATTTTTACAATTGATAAATTAAAATCATAAGTAATTTTAAATAATGCTTTTTTATAATCTATACCAAATAATTTACATACAAACACTATACAATCTCCACTCTCCTTAGTAGCATAATCAAAAAACATTAAGCTTCCATTTCCACTTTTATGATAATAAAATGAAAAAGAAGGAACATTATCATCTCTTAAAGGACTATTTATTCTGATTCCTTGTCGTATTGGTTCTCCTATATAATGAGAATAAATATCTTCTTGTATCAATACATTAAGTATATCATCTCTAGTAATTTGTTCATTATAAACAAATGAATTTAAATTAATTTCTCTCATATAAAAAAATTAAAAAAGGGAAGCCGTTAAACTTCCCTTTTAATTAGTTAATAATTACTATCTACCATTCATCATCACCATTATCAGATGTCGATGCCATAGTAGGTTTATCTGCTTGCAATCTTTCCATTGCATCAAAATCACCTTTTATAAGTCTAGTATTATCAATATCAACAGTCATTGGTTCTATAAATGGAACCCAAGAACGTGGTTGAATATAAGCTCTAGGCTTACTTGATGTACCATAATTAGCAAAAATTCTAAACTTACCTGCACTAGCTGAACCTTCACGAAGAAGCTTCATAGTACCATTTAACATTTCCTCTGCATCTTTAAAATTAGGAATTTGAAAATCTGCTCCATACATTGCATGAATAAGGTGCTTAAACACTTTACCTTTCTTTACTGTTTGTTCATCTATTGTATCATACTGAGTATCTTTAGTAATATGCCAAAAAGCAGTATTACAAGTTGCCCCAGTTTCATCGGTAAACATTAGTTTATAATCAGGAGCTGTATCTTTGTCATCAGCTTTACGCTTCTCAACACTTAAAGTTACATTTTCTGAAATACCAGCTGTACCACTGTTAAAAATCGCAACACCTTCCTTGATGTTGTACGAATCATCATTTAAATTTATACTCATAATTTACTTTTATTTTATTATTTTTACCATTCAGCTGACTGCTCTCCTTCTTCAGTCTTTTTTACATCTAATACTTCATCTAATATTTCTTCTACTTCTTCAGAAGAAGAAAATACTTGTTCACTTACCATTTCTTCAGAAATTTTAGGATCTGTATCTGTACTTACACTTGTAGTAATTTTATTAACAGTTACTAATCCAGCTCCTTCAACTTCTTCTAAATGTAAATAGTTTTCTAAATTAACATCTAATTTTTGAATTTTAGCAATGTATTCAAATACTCTTTTATTACTAAAACTACAAGTTTTAGTAAGTGCAAATCCGTGATCTACTTCTTTTGCGAAAGCTTGAATAAAGATACTATTATCATCACCAAAACCAATTGCTACATAAGATTCTCCTTTTTCAAGTCCCATCATTTTTTGAGCAGCTTGATTAAAACTTAACTTACGTCCTGCTCCTGGTTTATTTAATGCTCCCATTGTTACAACTGGAGTTGTAAACATTTCTACTTTTGCTCTTTTTTGTTGGGTTGGCACTCCCCATGTTACTTCACTCATTTTTGTGATTTTTATTTATACTAATTATTACTCTTATTAAAAATATGCGTTAACTGCTTCGTTAACAAGTACTAAGTCATTAGAAATTTCAGCATCTTCAAACATTCCCATAGGCGTTTTACATGTATCAGCTCCAGAATTTCTAGTTCTAAATATATGTTCATTAGGTTTACCAGGAGAAGCTTTAATTTCAGCATATAATACTACTGAACTAAAACTTTCAGGTGCAAACTTTTCTAATTGTTTACCTTGAACAGCTATTCTTTCACGTAAAAATCCATTTTCATCTTGAATAGTTTCAGGATGAGCAAATAGATATACATTTAAATCATCTCTTACTTTTTCATTAATGGTATTAAGTAAATCATACTGTGAACCACTAAGGTTATTCCACTTATCAAATCCTGTACTAGATCTAAAAGCTCCACTCATTATAAAATCAGTCATAACTCTTGACCAAGTATCAATGACAAAAGTTTTAATCTTTGGTTCTTTGTGTGCTTGCTTAAGTCTATTAAGTACTTTAGTGGTATCTGAACTTTTTATATAATTACCCTTTTCTTCACTATAAAGTTCTTTTGACTTAGGAAAAGGTAGTGGTTTTTGATCTGTGTTCACTATCACAGTTTCGTCAGGGTTTAAGTTACGTAATGACGTACTTTTACCCATACCAGATTTGGCAACGACAAAAATTAATTGTCCCATATATTTATTGATTTATTGATTTATTTTTCTCTCGTTAGAAGTACTAAATATACGAAATTGCTTACTTATTAGCAAGAATTTCATGCTTAACTTCTACACTTTTACTCTTTCTTTTTCCCCAATATTTTCCTCTTAAATAAGGATTATCAGATTGTATTAATCTTGACGCTCTAGCCACAGAATCTAAATAAGGAATTTTACGTTTACTCATATCTTGAAGGAAATCTTTAATTGACTTATTATTTATGTCATATTTAAGAACATCTTTAAGGTATAAATAATAAAGTTTCTCATTACTATCACGTAATTTTGAATTAGAAATTAATTTTTCTTTTACCCAATCTTTTAATTCTACTATCATATCATTCCTATTTTTAAGATTTTATCTAATAGTGTAGGGTTATTTTGTAAATCTTTAGCACTAGGAAGTTCTCTAAACTTACCAATTTCTCCCATAAAATGAAGACCTACTTGTAATCCATCAGCACCACCTCTATTTTTAAGAACATGAGCAGAACGATATCTACGTTTTAATTTACTTACTGGGTAACCTCTATGCTCTTTAATACCATATCTAAAAGGATTAAATAATCCAATTACAACATTAGCATCTTCTTGAGTAGCACCAGTTTCTTTAAAATCTGATAGTAATGGTTCTTGAGAATCCATTTGTTTTCTGTCCATTCCTTCAATACCTCTATTAAATTGAGATACTACAATAGGACTAAACTTAAACATATTTCTAAAGAACACAAGCATCTTAGACGCTCTATCAATTGCTGCTTTTTGATTCTTATCTTCTGCATTAGGAGTAATAAGATTAGCATGATCAATAATGATTTCAGTAATCAAATTTGGATCATTAGGTATATAATCAACGATTATTCCATCTTTACGTATAACCTTACCTCTTTTCTCAGCATAGCTCATTATATCCTTATACATAAAATTAGGACTCATTGAACTTCTAAAAGTCAATACCTTTTCTTGTAATTTACTAAAATACGGACCCATTTTATCAATAAGAGGAATTATTTCAGGAGGAATTTTAAATTCACCTTCACTATATAATACTTTAATGTCAATATTAATTCCATGATTTTCCCATAATTTAAAACAAGCAAACTTTGCTAATTTCTCTTCAGGTGGTATCTCTAATGAATAATAGATTATTTCAAGTGAATGATGATAATCTGGATTAGCCATTAAATATTCGTAAGGGTTAAACAAATATGCAGAATCTACATAAGCAGTTTTACCAGTACCAGTTGCTCCTCCAATAGTAGTATATCGTTTTTGCTGTATATTACTAATGTGAGCGTTCAATCGTTTAAAACCTGTAGGTAAACCTGCGTTATACCCATCAATTCCACGTTGAATGTTATTTTGGAGTTGTCCCCAATAATCAATTTTTGCCATAGTTTTTATATTGAATCTTCTTGCCACTTAGCACCTTCTTGTCCAAATTCACTAACGAATTCAGACCATGTTTCCCATAAAGCATTATTAAGTACAGTTTCTATATTAGGTAAAAATTCTAATTGACCTGCTACTTTTTGTTTTTCAACAAATGCTTTTATTGCTTTGACTGCTGCTTTATGGTCAGCATAAGTTTTTATTTTAAGTAAATACTTTTTTTCGTGCTTATTTCCTTGTACAGTATCTATATTAGATGCTCTTAAAATTCTATTTTGCACTCTAATAGGATAGCTACTATAGAATTCTAAAAAATTTATTTTATCAGAACGAATACCTAATAGTTTAGACACATTAGCTGTACTAATAGTAGTTTGTGTAAACAATTGAGTATTCGATTTATCTAAAATATATTTAGTATTTATCAAAGAATTACGAATATTTAATGCTTTTTCAGCACCAAATAATTCTTTTGCTAGCTTAAAGTTTTTATGATATATCAAATACAAAATTATATATTGATTTGCATCTAACTTTGATCTAACTAATCGATTTAAATCAATTTCAGCATTCATATTATTTAAATTTTATTTATTTTTAAGGCAAATCTTTAAATTTACAAAATGTAATTTTATTAGAATTAAATCCTTTAAGTGCAGATTTCATCCATATTTCATCACGAGTATTTTTTAAATACACAATGATTATTGTAGCTATTTTATCACCATCTAAGTTCATAGCTCTCATTGCTTGTTGAACTGCTGTATTTTCACCACTTTTTAGTTGATTAAAGACAGTTACTTTTAAATTTGGTATAGTTACTCCCATTGATACCATTGATACCACAGAACACTTGTTTATAGCTCCTAATTTTAATTGTTCAAGAGTATCTTTACTAGACTTTGAATGAAATGATGCATCGCCAATAGAATCAGCTATTTTTTGAAAACCTGTAAATATTAAACATCTATCAATATTAGCTACTATTTTTTTAGTAAGATTAATTTTAGTTTTTGAATTATAAATAATATTTTTTCTACGCATCATAGGAAATCTCATTTGAGAATACCTCATATTAGATACAGCAGTGTTATATTTATTATTCCAATATTTATAAGCTTCAGCTTCTGTTTGCATAAAAGGTTTTTCTTCACTTCCAGCTTCAACATATTTATCTTTATCGTCAAGATCACATTCGACACAATAAATACGGTAATCAGCAACAATTTTATCTGTAATTGCTTCATCAACTGTATACGTATAAATTGGTGAAATACCTACAACATGTTGTATTAGGAATTTTGAATCACTATCTAACGTACCAGTAAGTCCAAGTATACGTGAACCTTTTGCTTTATGTAAAGCAAGTAATTCAAGTACTTTTAAATTATATTCGTGAATTTCATCAGCTATTATTAGATCATATTTTTTATCAATCTTTTTTAAACTATTGCTCCAAACGTATTCAATTTCAAATCCATCATGTAAATTCCATTTCTTAATATCAGTTTTCCAACCTTTAAATATTTCTTTTTTTGGTGCTAGCACTAATATTGAAATATCTCTTGAAACCATTGATTTAGTATTAAGAGCATCAATTACAATTTTACACTTTCCAACTCTTGGTGCAACAAATAATATACCTTTAAATTTATTATCAATAATACTTTTTGTTCCAAGTGTTTGTATTTTCTTTCTCTTATCCATAGTTAATGTTATAAAAATGTATCTATTAAAAGATTCATTGTTTCATTTAAATCTTGTAATCTAGGATACAACGATTTAAATTCTAATAATTTATTTTCTCTTTCTTTATTTAAATTATGATAAACTCTTCGATGATTAGGTTGATTATAATGTAATGGTTTTGGAAAAGTGTATGGAAAAATATTCATTATTTTTTTACAATGAAATTTAAATTTTTCATCATTCATACTTAAAAATTCATAAGGTTTTACTTTAGCATACCATATTGAAGTACGATTTTTATCAAGTAATCTTGCTATTTTTGATTCTGTCCATCCAAATTTATAATATAATAAACCTATTGCATAAAAACGTTGATCTGAAACAAATGGTCTTCTATTAGGTTTATCTAACCTCATTCTTTTTATATAAATAACTAATCTTTGTTCTGTAGTATACATAATTAAATGTGTTAATTTTATATGTGAAAAAGAGGAGCTACTTACTCCTCTTATTAAGTTTAATTTCTTTTTCAATTAATCTTTTCCTTTCTTCATTACTAGTACATAAATTAAATTTTATATATAATTTACGTTTTTTAATAGCTAGTTTATCATTTTTATCAATAGGTTTACTTGAACCATAAATAGTTCCTTTAAACTTTTGATCTTCCCAGTCATCTACCATATTAATTTATTTTATACTATTGGAACATCCATAGCTACCATTTCAATGTGTGATTCAGGTAGCTTAAAGATACTCATTAATCCTATCATTTTGCCATTATTCATTCCAGATAATATGCTAGATTCTTCTATTAAAAGTTCACTATCACCATCTTCATCAGAAGCTGTACATAAATCAAAAAAATAACCCAATGCATTGTCAAAACCATAACTTATATAATTACCATCTTCCAATTCTTTTACATATCTACTCATTTCATTTAATTCTTTATATTTATTTAATTTACTTATAAGAGTTTTACAACCTCTGTAATTTCCATAAGCACCTTCACTTGCTACTCTAGCAAATTCAAGCATATCTTTATTAGTCCATTTCATAATTTATATAAGTTCTTCAATCATTTTATCTCTATAAGATTCTGCTACTGATTGAATATTAGTTTTTAATTCTTTTGATAAATTAAGTTTTTTTACATTTTCACCACATATAGTTATTTCTAAAATTTCATATGTAGGAATATATTTAGGTGAATGAGCTTCATGAAACATTTCTTCATCATAAGTAGCTTTTAGTTTAATTTCACCAAATACTTCTTTTTCATAACACGTTAATATTAATTCTTCTCCTTCATGAGTAACTTCTATATCAGCAGGAATTCCTTTATTTATTTCTCCTTCAAATGTAATTTCCATAAGCACCCATTTATTAAATGGTTCACTTGTTTTATTAATTTGAATAAGTTGTAATGTGGCCCAGTCCCAATCATTAAATGATGTACGAACTGCTAAACCTCTAATTAATAATATTAGACTTCTCATTTTTAAATGTTTTAATTAATACTCTATCTATATTTTTCATGTGACTTTCTAAAGAAGCAGGTGCAATACCTGTATGATTCCCTAACCAATGAATTATCATATCTAACTTTCTTTTAATAATAGTATACTCTTTAATTTGTAATTTCATTGCTTCTTCTTTAGATAATATTATTATACGAAGTTCTTTATTTTTACGTTTTTCAGTTTGATATTTACTCATCTTTTGTTTAGTTTTAGATTGTTAATAAAAAATTGAAGTAATCCTAAACCAGAGCATCTACCTCCGTTTCCCTATTCCAAGGTACTCCTTGCTTCCTTGATTAGTTTAAGACTTCGTACCAAGCCCCATGTCTTGCCTATTAACAGCAAAATCTAAGTACGTTTTCCCGTATGATTGTGACTGGTGGGTTGCTAACAAGTAACATTGCCCTACCACATACTAAGACTTCAAAATTTAATTCTTAATATAGTAACCTAACTTTATGGACCGCCTTCTCATGTCAGGGATTGCTCCGTTTCATGTTCATATTGACCACTTTTCAGCAAAAGCTCTCACTTTATTTAATGTCTTCATAGCTACTCCTCCCAGGGTTTACTCTTTACTGTTCGCATTGCAGACCTGGATCCAGAACCATAATCACTGGCGTTACTTTGTATTAAGAATTTAATAATACTACCCTGCAAATACTACATACAATACATAGATTGCTGCTACAAATGATGCAATACCTAATAACATTTGTACTGTACCCATAGGCTCTTCTTCTTTGTTGTTTTTGTTGTCTTTTTCTGACATAATAATAGTTTAATTGTTACCTACTTTTCTGGCTGTAGGTTTGGCCATTATTTCTAATTTTTAATTATTTATCGTTTCTAAATCCGTGACATACAGGAAATCTTGGTATACCATCATCAGTATATTCAAAGAAACGTATTTCTGCTATTTTACCTATGTAATCAGATTTATTAATTAACATTTCTTCACGTTCTTTATGAGAAAACTTCATTCCACAACCAAAAGTCACATTTGCATATCCACCACCAATAGTACAGCGTACAACACCTTGATCTGGATTCTTATCACTAGGCAAGATATCTATAACTTCATACGCTTCATCAATAAAATCTTTATACTTTAATAATTGACTATCTCTTTTATTAATACTGTATCCTGCGTTACTGTGTCTTATAATTGTTCCTTCATAACCACTAGCTATAAACTGTAGATGAAATTTTTTTAATTGTTCTTCATTTTCTATTTTATAAGTAGGAACTATTTTAATTTCAGTCATACTTACTACTAATGCTTTTAATTCTGCATATCTTATTTCAAATGGAGCATCCATAATTAAATCATATACATGATATTTAACTGTTTCAGATTCTCTTGGACGATATTTTTTAATAAGTCTCATATTTTCTTGAAATGTTTTTCCATGAGCATATAATTCTCCATCAAGATAAACTTCATTTTCTTTATCAAGAATATCTAATTCTTTTTGAATATGACTCATAGTATCAATTATTTTTCCTTTACGAGAAATCATTGGTACCATTTTGTTTCCTAATGCACGTTGTCCATCTAATTTAGGTTGTATAAAACAAGGAAAGATTACTTTCTTTTTTTCTTTATTATAGTCTTTTGCCAACATAGGTAGAATCACCTCATTATTCTCAGCTTCTTTAATTGTTTTAAAATATCCTTCAGACATTTTAGATTGAATTTTTGCTCTTGCTTCAAATTCAGCTTGTGTATTAGGACTAGTTTCATTAGATTTTCCAATATTTTTAGAAATACATGTACTTCTATCTTCTTTTAATTTTCCATCAATTAAACCTGATAATGAAATTAGATCAGCCCCTTCAACATATACGTGTAATAAACGTACTCTATTTTTAGAATCTTTTTTATAAATTCTCTCTGAATAACTCATATTTATTTATTTATTTATTTTAGTTCTTTACAATCTTCTTTAAAAATTATTTTACTACTACTTTTTCCTGTAGATATTTCATAATAATCTTTACCTTCAATTTTCATAACTTTAAAAGTATTACCTATTCTATCTCTATACCACATTACATCAGTTTTTGATTTTAGAATTTTTACAGTAATTTGTTTTTTTGCCATTTAATATAAATTTATATTGTAATTTTATTTTTATTTTAGATAATACGAATCTCTTACGCATTACATGTACATCTTCAGTTGTAATATTACATTCACTCATAAAATCACGTAAACATCTTTCTGATATTCCTAATTCAAGTGATGCATGTTTTAAAGTAATAGTTATACATAAAGCATTAATAATTGCTCTTTTTTTATTATCATAAATAGTAACTACATTACTAAAATCGCTATAATGATACTTGGATAAATCTTTCATCGAATAATTCCATCAATTGCAGATTGTCTCATTATTAGGTATTTTCCACCTTCAATTTCAACTTCTGTTCCTGAATTTTTACCATAAGATATTTCATCTCCAATTTTAATTTCCATTGGTTCTTTTTTAGTACCTGGTCCAACTGCTTGTACTACACCTCTTAATACTTTTTCAGGTATAAATGACATAACTCCTTTTACTAGTTCTACCTCATCAGGATTAACTAATACTATTACTCTTGTTGCTAATGGTTTAAACTTCATATTATTATTATTAAAACATTGATATTTGACCATTATCGACAGCATTAATTAATTTATTAGCTTCAGCTATATAATAATTATACTTTAAATCGTAATTGTCAGATTTATAAAATTTGTTAAACAGACCAATACTGTGACCTGCTGTTAATCTACTTACTGAACTATCTTCTTTAACTTTAACAAGTGCTCCACCAGTATTGGTGATAAAAAATCTATTCAATTGTTGAACTTTTTCTTTTATTAAATTGTTATCTTTAAGATAATGATGTTCTACTGTATATTGTTTACCTACTTTTTGACTAATACAAAAATCAAATATTTCATTATGATTTTTAATAGTATCTTCTACAGGTATTCCATTTACAAAATATTTTGCAACAGCTATAGATACTACCTTCATTGAATGATTTTTATTCCAAGGTTTATCAATAGCAAATGCTCCTTTTTCTTTAGTTGTATTATCAGTAAATGTGCCTGAATAATTATTAACATCACGTTGAATGATTACTTTAAATAAATCATAATCTAATTTCAATTTTGTTAAGTTTTCCCATTTTTTACACATTTCTTTTAGTTTTGTTTGCATAGTTTTACTAACTTTTACTAATATACCATCAGTATTAATTTGTATTATTTTAATGCCAGCATCTGTAATTCTTTCTGCTAACATGCATAATAACAATTGTCCATTAATAGTAATATCAAACATAAATTTAGTATCATACATAGGGCTATATTCATCATTACTTTTTCCAAATAATGCACCATTTAATGCTAATTTAATAGCATCTACCATTTGTTTATCACCTTCTTCTTTAGCTTTCATTCTTTGTTGATAAAGATTATCACCAACTTCACAAAACTTCACTGAAAGATGCTTAGGGTAAAATTTATTTTTAATTGCTAAATTAGGATAGTATGAACTTACATCAACAAGGATTAATTCTCCTTCATCATCAGTTCTAAATACTCCAGAACCACATGTTCCGTGAATACCTCCTCCTCCAAAGTCATATTTTACACCACCATAAATAATAGTATGATCTAATACACCTTTAGTATTCATCGCATGAACAGTCTTAGATTTAAAATAATCTAACGCTTTATTAAATTCTTTAGATTTAAATTTTATAGATGGTAATACGCATTCTTTTAATTTAATAAAATCTCTTTCTGTACGTAATTTTCTAAATTCTTTTATTGGAATATTTAATGCTTTAGCATTTTCAATAATTAATATCTCTTCTCCAATTTTTACATCAGGATAATTCATACAATTAATATTGTATTGTTTACTAATTCTTTTCCTAAATTGTATTTCTTTAGAAGATTCAAGATAAAACTGATAAGTACTCATTACATCATTATCATTATATTCTAATACTTCAGAAATTTCTTTTTTAGTTACCATATGAGTATAATGAAAAGGCATTTCTTGTAAATTATGCCAATGCATAGCCATTTGAAGATGTTTTAATGATGTATATCTTGCAACATTATTAAAATGATGTATTCTAAATAAATCTAATTGTTTAATACGTACATTCCAATGTGATATTGCAGGATATTCTGAATCTATTATACATTGACTTTTTGCATACATTAAAGTAAGACATTCTTCAATTGGAATAGATAATAATTTCTTTGTGTTAGTGAGGATATAATGAAGCATTGGATAGTCATAATCAAGATTATTAAATCCTATCATTCCAATGGTTTTACTTGCCTCTATTAAATAATTAAAATATTCTATTCGTTCATCTCTTTCTTGATGAAGTGCAAATACTTTTTTAGTTTTTAGGTCTATGTCATAAAAAACACCTGAATGAAAATTTGGAAATTGTTCCAAATCATATACTACTCTATCCATATTTTTATTGTTTATATTTAAATTTTCTTATTGCTTTACCTAATTCAGTATCATTTGAATATTTTTTACAATAAAATTCAATTATATTATTGTTATTTCTGTTTAAATAAGTACCATAGCAATCGTGGATTATACTTACTTTTTTGTTTTGGTTTAATTCTATCCATCTTCTAAATGCTATTGCTACATCTCCATCATGCCAATTTTCTTTATCAGCGGTTTCTTCTACATCTTCAACAACAAATTCTAAAATGTTATCAAAGTTATTTGGAGTATCTATATTGATTCTATCAAAAATATCAATCAACATAGTTGTTATTTCTTTTCTCTTACTCATCTTTGTTTTGGTTTAATATGTTCATAGCCATCTCTTTATCTTTATCACATTGGTCAACTCTAACCTCTGCTTCAAATTTATCTAAAATAGCCATGATTAATCTTGAATTATCAAAACCTTTAACTTGAGTTTTTGTAGCTTCAAGTATTTCTTTTACGTAGTATTCCTTCATCATCTTTGTTTTGGTTTATAAATTCTATTGCATTTTCTTTCTTGTAAAAGTATTCAATCTCACCTGTTGGTTCATGTGCTTTAGGATTAATATAAGGTCCACACATACTCCATAATGGTGATTTAGTTGTTTTATATTCTTTTACTCTAACAGAATAGTATTTTATTCCTTCTGTTATATCATACCCATCTTTTGTTGTGAAAATTATTTTACTCATCTTCTTTGTTTTGGTTTAATATCTTGTTAGTTTCTTTAATAAAATTATCAAAATCTGATTTAGTAAGCTTTTTGTAAACACGTTCTTCCCATAAACATTTTGGACAGTTTCTTCTATCCTTGTTGTCTATTAAAGTTGAGCTACAAAACCAACATAGTTTCTTATCACTCATCTTTGTTTTGGTTTAAATAAGTACCATCTTCTTCACATTCATTACCTTCTGCATCTTCATATCCTACCAAGTATTGTGGTGTAGGTGTTTCTATTACAGCATCAGCATCTTTAATTGGTACTATAATATCTTCAAACCCTATTCTTACAAAAATTTCTTCAGCTTTTTTCATCTTCTTTGTTTTGGTTTAAAGTTCTCTCATAAAAGAAGGAAGCGCTTTATTTACTTTTTCTGCTAACTTTTCATCACCAAATGCAATAGATACTAACCCTAAGCATAACATGCTTAATATTGCAGCCATTAATAGGAAAAATAATCCTAAAGCTAAAAAAGTAAGTATAGTTCCTACACTCTCTAATTGGAATAACTTATATAACCCTACCCCAAATCCATAAATGCACAAAATGTTGCACATTGTCCAGGTTAAATAACCTAGACCTAACATTATCTTTTTCATATCTCTATTGTTTTAATATGCTAAACTATCAATATCAAATTCTGTATAATAGGTTCCATTTATTCTAAATCCTATATCGTCAACACGTTTTACAGGAACATCTCTAAATTCAGTTCTATTCTTTAATCTTACATATGAATATTTTACAGATAAACTATCTGTAAAATATATTATGTATATAATTGCTGGTGTTAGTAATAACAAAGCAATTAATAGCTTTTTATTTCTTTTCATCTTTGTTTTGGTTTAAATCCTATCCATTTTCTCATATTTTCTTTAGCTTTATCACTAAGAGGTGGTGGTACAGACATAGTACCATCTGTATTTTTTATCATAAGATAATGAGAATAGAAATATACAGGGTCTTTGCATTTTTCATATTCCTTTTCCCATTGTACTGTTATGTTATCTTCTTTACTCATCTTTATTTTTGTTTAATTTCTTAACAACTTTTATAATATCAAAAGCTTCTTTAACTAGTTTACCCATAGGGTCATCTAATGTGAATCGGTTTTTACCTTCTTCTATATCGTCAAACATACTCCTCTTTTTTTCTTTATCATCCATAAAATCCCATTCTTTAGTACTATTAATCATCTTTAAATATGTTATCGTTAAATACTATAACTATAACTGTTGTCATAAATCCTATACTACAAATCCAGTAGAATAATTCAGTCATATCTCTATTGTTTAATACCCCTTAGTACCCCATAAATAAAGAATAACAAAAGCTATTATACTTCCCAATATTACAGACATTAAGGAGTTAAATACTTGATAATGGTCATTCTCTAACCATTCTTTTATTTTCTTTTTCATATCTCTATTGTTTAATTGGTCTAGGTAAACAATCCCAACAATAACTACCAAAAACTTCGGTAGGTATTCGTTTACATTCTTTACATTTAATTACAGTTGTTTCAGCAGAAACTATATTATGCTTAATCAAAAACCTTGTTATTGGATTAAATAGATGTAATACATCTTCAGCTCTTTTAAAATATTGTGCTTTCATATCTCTATTGTTTAGGGGTTAACTTGACATATTCACATATAGGTTTCTTAATGAACCAACGCTTATAGAATGGCATTCTATACCAATCAATAACCTCTAGGTAATTCTTTAGGGCGTATTCTCTATGGTCTTTGTACATTGTCACACTTATTATATCTAATATCATATCTCTATTGTTTATATTTAAGCTTTCTAATCTCTCTACCTAACTCAGTATCATTTGGATACTTCTCACAATAAGACTCAATATCATCTATGCTATACATCTTCTCCTCAATCAAGTGAGTGATTACAGTGTTGTCTGGGTTTAGTTTGAGTTTGTATGTATATGTGTCGTGAATACAATCAGCTACATCACTACATACTGAACACATTCCTAGTGTTGGGTCATAGTCACACTCAGGAATGCTGTTGGTAAATTTAACATACTCAACATCAACCTCATCTATTCCACCTTGTTCACAATAAGCTTTGATGAATGCTTGAGATGGTTGAGGAAACTCAATCCCATAAGGTTTACTTGTGTCATAAGGTTTAATCTGATTAATCAGATAAGGGTCTGTTGATGCTGTGATTTTTCTATGTCCATTATTCAACACCTGTTCCCCTCCTAAGTACTGTTGAGGCTCAGTAACTCCTATTTGACCACCATCCCAAAACCATAACACCCAATCACCTTCCTTAATCTCTTCATCATTTGTGAAGTAGAGGTGTTGGTCAATTAAACTGTCTTCAATTGTTGGTGTCTCACCATAAAATATACCTTTCCTTTCATTGTACTTACATAAGCCTATCTGACTCTTATCTTCTGTAGGTAACATGTGTACCTGATGTCTTTTTCTATTTTCCATAAGGCTTAAGTTTTTGTGTAGTTATTTTTATTTGTTCACGGAAATAGTGAGGATTTCTACCATAGCTGAACTTATGATTAATAGCGTAGCAATTAAGCAGTTCTGCTTGTATAGAACGTAAATGTCTCTTTAACCTCCAATGTTCTTCATTAAATTTTCTATTTGCTTTCATTTGTTTAGCTTTTGATTGTTTATATTAATGATATAAATAGTTTTACCAATAAAGCTGTCCAAATGATAGCAACTAATATTATTCCTAGACACCCAAATCGTGTACCTATTACTACTAAATTTAATTTTTTCATATCTTGTTTTATAAATATAATTATAAATTATTATTATTTTTAAATAACTTATATTTTAATTTGTTTTAAAGTATAAAAAAAGGAGAAAGTAAAACTTCCCCCTTTTTCTTAATATTCTCAGCTTATAAATTATGCAATTGCATCATCAATTGCTGAATCAACATCTGAAGATGCTAATTGACCACGTTGTGTATCTTTCATAAATACATGTTGTGCTTTTCCTAATACTACAGTAGCTCTAGTAAAAATATGTTTACCATCAGCAGAATAGATGAAATCTCCATCTTTACCTGCACGTTTTGCAGTTTTCTCACTGTTTTCAACTTCATATTTATTTCCATCAGTTGTTTCTGTAATTTGAATATTACAGTATTCTCCATTAACTTTTGGGTTAAGCATACCAACTTCTTTTTCATCTCCTTTTTCAGGGATGTCAGAACAATCTATTTCAAACTGTGCTAAAATATCAGCCTCTGCACCAGTAATCCACGCATAACGGGCATTTGCAGTTTGTGTAAATCGATCATCTGATTTATTTAATAAACTCGTAATCGCTTGAGGACGAGAATTAGGATTAACTACTTGTTGTGCAAAACATAACGAAACTTTATCTCCGCTTACTCTTTTAGCACTTACCAATAGTAATTCTCCTGCTTGTAATTCATCTACTTTTTTCATAATAATTTAATTTTTAGATTTTTATATGATTTAAATTTTACCTTTTTTTTATTTAAACTTTAATATGTATAACAATTGCGTACTGAATTTAATTCTGACGAATCTATAGATAGATTATAAGTTTGTACAATTACCAAGGTTTTATAGTAATTGTATTATTTTAAATAAACGAAAGGCTGGTACTTCTACCAGCCTCTCTCCCTTTAAACATAAGGAGGGCTCCCCCTCTATAATGTTTTATTGTGGAAATTTCATGAATGTTAAGTATTTAATAGTTAAACACTAATATTCCTTTTTCAAATTTATACAAAACATCAGATGATATATCTAAGTCTCGTTCATCTATTACTTCTCTCGATAATTGAGAGATGTTTATATAGATTTCATTATTTACTATTATATGATAGTCTTGATTTTCTGCTAACAAAAAAGTAATAATATCTCCACTAAAATTTGGTGGAGTAATAGGGTAATAAATATCATCAACGATTAATGTAAGTTCACATTTGAATACACGTTGTTTCATATCTATTTTTAATTCTTGCAGTTCAAAGTCTGCTATCTGAGCTTTTACCATAGTTGTTGTCAATAACATGATAAGGCATGTGTATAATATTTTCATAATATGTGTGATTAAAAGATTGATAAAGTTGTGGGGGTTTCTAAGTAAATTCTCATACTCCCCCCATAACATTTTTATATTGCATAGTTCTAACTGCCGCTATTACTATACAACACGATAAGCTAACGAAAAACCTATTATATATAATTTAACAATATACAACGGTAAAAGATTTTAACTTAGTTTATGTGACTTCCCCAAGTCTAAAACTATTCTTTTTGGGTATAGTACTCTGCCAAGCACCATTTTTTTAATTATTTTTATATAAATTATCCTGTTCATACATTTTATTTCTAAGTATTGTAGGATTATTATCATCAACTAAGTAAAATGAATATTTACTATATTTCACATCATAATACATTACAATATGAGAATCATATTCAAAGTCTATAATTGAATTTTCAGTTGAAGCACTTGCTAAATTTAAATACAAATGTTTTGCTTTATTTTTAGTCTTAAAAATTATAAAATAACTTTTATAAGCTTTAACAGTAATTTTAAATTTTGAACTAATAGATACTTTTTCAAGAAATCTCCATAGTCCATTTTTATCTATGTCATATATGATATAGTTACAGTTAGTTGCATTTTCAATTTGACCATTTATAACAAAATCTGTATTACTAAAGTTATTAGTGTTTTGTGTAAACCCTACTAGGCTTACAAATAAGGTAATTATTAATAAAATATTTTTCATAATGTAAATGGTTTTTAAATGTGATTAATTCCTATCCATCATTTGTGATAGTTTTTCTAAGTATACTTCTGATGCAATACGATCATAAATTATTATTATTGCAGCATTTTCTAAAGAATGATACTCTTGTATTTCTTTATTAAATTTATTTCTAATTTCGTCCATTATTTCTTTCATAGTACTATTTATTTCTTATTATATCGTAAGCTTTTTGAATTTCAATATTATTAGACATTGGTGAGAATGATTCTCTTAAAAACTGATATCTTTTTTTCTTATTATTATCAGCAAATTTAAATATCATCCATAAAAAGATTATTATCCATATTATTACCATAATAATACTGAATATTAAATGTTTCCAATTCATATTTCTATTGTTTTAATAATATAATCATTTGTAATAATATGATATTACAAATGATTATAATTAAGTTAAAGCTATAAATTACTCTAAAGTGAGTGATTAATTAACTTGTAAGAACTATTAAATCCAATTATTTCTTTTTTAACTTGACCTGTATTAATTAAGTAAGTAAGATTTTCAACAACTATATCTGGTCTAAAATCTATACAATTTACTATTGACATAACATCAATATGTTTATTAAGCTTCATGTTAAGCTTAATGAAATCTTTAATTTTCTTTTGTATAGTAGGATATAGCATTAATTCAATATCATCCATTAAATGTGGATTATCTAAATAATGATTAATTGTTTCGATTGATAGCATGTTTTTACCACGTAAGAACTTGCAAATGAGGTTAAATCTGTTCATAATATAAGTATTTAAAGGGTTAATTTAAGACATAATTTATTATAAGTTATGTCTTTTTTTATTAAAAGAACTATTATTTTTATTTGAGTTAAACTTTTGTTTATTAGTTTTAACTCGATAAGTTTTTGTTTTAGTACATGATTTATGTTTAGAAGTACCGCATGATACTAATGTAATCATCAATATAAATGTTATTAAATTTTTCATTGTTATAAGTTTAAAGGGTTAATAATATAATAAATGTGGGATTTACACAGAGCTAAGCCAATAGGGTGAAACCACATTATTATATAAAGTAATTTATTAATAAATAAACAAGGTGCTTTCATCTTAGTAGGAGTTTATTACGTGTTATATACACCACCATACCTTGTTAGTATGCTTTTATACTTGACTTTACAAGTCCTAACATTGTCAAGAGGTTAGCTTTATTATGTATTAGTACCATCTTTCAATGGTCACGAGATAAATAAGTGCTTATTTCTACTGGTACTCCAGACTCTCTTATTAGGCACTCGGCAACTGGACCATGAGCCGATTTATCTCTTGCCGCCAACTCCTCAGTGTACTATTATATTGCTTAAAGCACGTTATAGTTAACGCTTACGATTCCCTCTCAAATGGCATTTCAAGGGTACACTGGATAAGGTTATATGCATCTTAACTTGTATCTAACAGAGGTCACACTTTCCCTTACCTTTCTTTTGTGATTAAAGTCGGTTTTCTATATTTATACTGAATTTCACAGGATACGGTTATAGTCACATGGTCATAGGTTTGACCAATATTATTACCTGCCCACCTCTAAGAGTGAGCTAACTCAGCAGGTTCATCCTGCGCAGTTTTACATCTTCTATGTGCTTGAGGTAACTCTTCAGAAGGTAATGTTTTTAATAAGTACAAGTAAAATAAAACTTCTTCATATTCCGTCTTAGACCACCTTGTTGTAACAAGGGCTAAGGGCTGTCGCTAGTCTCACTTATCAGTACTGCAGTACCTATTACTCTATAATATATACCTCGTGAGTATATATCAATATCTTCTCTACAAGGTTGCACCTTGATTTTTGCATTAATTCGTTCCAGAGTTTATCAAGCTCTTTTCCTGTTTTTACTACTATCATTTTAATATATTTAATGGTTAAAACTTATGTTTTTGTCATTAAATAATAAGCTCTCACAAGGTTCTAATCCTTGATGCATATCCTGTTATCTTATTAATCTTTTAATGATTAAATAGATAATTAAAGGGATTTTCCGTGTGGATTGACTGTTTAATTCTAATATGAGAGGTCAATCTACCAAGGGTAATGCTACTATTGTATGAGAGTTTAATGTTAATAATAAAGAACTCAGCTACTATTATTCACTGAGTTCTTATGAGTTAAGGTGTTGTACTGTATATTATAGATTATTGTTACATAAGCCGTTCGAGTACGTGGAAGTCTCTACATATCCTGTGTAATTAATATTGAGCTATAAATATTATATCAAATTGATATTGTGGCTTTATCCATTAGGATTTAGAAGCCATGCGAGTGTAGTACAACAACCGTTAACAACAACATTGTCATCATTTTTCATGATTATAAGGTATTAATAATGAATATCTTAGCGTGTTCATATGCAAGTACTACTTGAGTACTGAGAGTTCAGTTAATTAGTGTTAGAATAGGACCAAATAACTGTAAGTTGTAAGTATATTACATAGTTATAAAAAACCCACAACATCTTTCGACATTGTGGGTGTACTATTATGACGCAAATACCTTCTCGTGACCTTTGGTTACTGACCATGCTTCACCGTTGTACGTACCATTGGCATCACGTTCTGCTGTGAATACGTGAAGTTCGTACGTCTTACCTTCTTCACCTACTATACCTCGTCTGAATGGTATATACATTGTACCTTCTTCACCGTTAGGTATTACTAATGCTTCTCCGTCAATGGTAACGCCTTCTTGTCCTACGACAACGGTACCCAATGATTCTCCTTGCTTGTACAACTTAGCTCCGTAAGTCTGTACCAGATTTGCTAACCTGTCTAATTTTAAATTTTTCATGTCCTAAGTTTTTAAGGGTTATTTTTTACGGGGGACTACTTTCCCCTTGCCCATTTTTAGTAGGGGTTAAATTATAGGTGGTCTCAGCTTAAATACTCGCTAAGTATTTTTAAATAATAAAAGGTAAGGGGGGGGTCTATAATTTTTTTAAGTTCACACGGTTAGTTGAGTGTTTTAAAAAAATAATAAAAAAGTTATTTTAAAATATGATGATATTCGTTAGAAACTATAAAGTTTATCTTATAGGGGGAATTCGGAGTGATATTCAAACACGTAACTAACTGACTCCTAATAAATAACGTCCATTCCTATTACGGCTTTAGCCTGACCACTATTACGGCTAGAACCATAACAACGTTACGGCTGTACCCATAACAGCGTTACGGTTTAAACCGTAATAGAGCATTTACTACTGTTATAATAAATTGATATCCTAACTTTATTTAACTTTTATTTAACTTTATACTAGAATCATTTTGATAGTAACAATAATTTATTACCTTTGTACTGTTAGTTTTATGAATTTATTATATATTTGTATTGAAAAGAGGTTATTATAAAAAGAAAAAAGCAACATTGAGTTTTGAATTAAACAATTCAAGTATTCTTTTAAAGCTAAACAGTAGTCCCTTGAAAGTACTTCATTATGTATTAAGGGATGCTAACCCAAATGATTATTGTTGGCATTCAGATAAAACTAATAGAGAATCAATAATGAGTAAATTAGAAATTAGTAGGTCTACACTTGAAGGACATTTAAAAATACTAAAAGAGTTAGAATTAATATCTGTTACAGAAGTAAGAGGAAAATTTAGATTGAATAAAAGATTAATTACATTATGATAGTATTAGCATATTTAGATATTAAAGAATCGATTCTATTAAAAGCTAATGATACAACTTTTAAAGTGTTGCATATTATATTAAATCAAATAGATGAAGAAAGTGGAATATGGTATGCTGATAAGATTCATAAAAAAGAAATAATGAATAATTTAGATATTACTATTACTACTTTAGATAAACATATTGCATCATTAAAAAAACGAGAATTAATAATTAGAGAAATAACAAGAGGTAGGTATAAATTAAATAGTGAAATATTTTCAATATAAATAAAAACGAATAACATGGAAAAAGTAAAAGAAGTAAAAGAAGAAAAAACAAATAAGGCTACTGGGGATAAGAGAGAGGAAGCAGTAGTAAGAGAAGAATTAATTATTGCTAAAGAAAATTGTACTAAAGAAGTACAAACAGTTCTTATGAAATATAATTGTATTCTTAAAGCACAACTGACAATGAATGATGAGCGTATAGTTTCTCAAGTATTTATAGTTAATAATGATATTGAAAATGAAAAATAAAGTTGAGTTACTAAGAGCTACAATGGCTATTATAATTGCTGGACTTAATACTAAAAATAGTAAATCTGGAATTAATGAAATTGTCAAGTATAAAAGTGAACCTGTTGAACTTGATAATTTTAAAGGATGGATCTTTTCTATTTCTATTTTTGAATTAGGTCATGGTGAAAGAGTTATTCAAGAACTACGTTTCAATAGACCTGATAATATTGATGTTTATAATATGGAATATAATGTATTAGTATCAGTATTATCTTCTTCAATGGAAACTTCAATATTAACTTGGAACGAATTAGGAAAAGCTTTAAATACAGATCCTCAATTACAAGAAGTTGCAAGAGAGGTTCTTAGAAATAATGATAATGAAAAAAAAGATAATAACATTACCGACAAATAATAGTTTAGTTTATAAACAAATATTAGCATTCTTAAATTTTATATTAGATATATCTAATCAAGAAAGAAATGTATTAGCTGAGTTAATTAAATTAAATCACGAGTACATTGCTCTCCCTGTTGACAAAAGAGCTAAGTTTATACTTAGTACTGATATGCGTAAAGAAATGAGAGAGTTTTTAGAAATTGAAGAAAAGCAATTTAATGTTGTAGTTTATAAATTAAAAAAGAAAACTTATTTAGGGGCCCCTATATTGAATGAAGATAATGTAGTTCATGAAGGGTTGTTATTTAAACCAGATGATGAAGGATTTCAAATTGAAATTAATTTAATTAATACTATTAGTAAACCTTCTGTTAAAAAAGAAAAAAAGAAAATTGAAAAAGAAGAAAAAGTACCTACTACTAAATTAGCTAAACCTTCTAATGGAAAAGATAATATAATTACTGAAAATAAAGATTTTTCTAATATTACTATTTCATGACTAAACAAAAAGAAATACTAGTCCGTATAGCAAAAGAACATGGTCTTCAAATTCAGCAAGCTGAAGAAATATGGAAATTGCTTACGGACAAAGTATTTTATGAAATATCAAAAAAAGATAAGATGGTAAATGGTGTGTATGATTCTGAAAAATTTAAGATTATACATGTAGATAACTTTGGTAAATTTATTCCTAATAAAAGAAATATTAATCATGCTAACATGTGCTTAGAACAAAAAAAGAAAAACAATGGTAGCTGATTTTAAAAATAACTTCTGGAAAATATACCCAGAGCTCACAATACCAGAAGCATTAAATAAATACTATACTGCTGATAAATCTAAAGATAAAACAAAAAGTTCTTTAGTAATGTGGGCCATTCATATGGCTGAACACCCTGAATCTAAATTTTATAATAATCCTGACAAGTTAAGTATATTAGCTAAATCTTTTCTTAAAGATGTTAGTTTTAAATGGAATAGTATAAAAGATATAGTATCTGAATATAAAGCTACTGCATTAAGTCCCGCTGAACGAGCTCTTCAAAATTGGGATGAAATAATAATACTTAGAGATAACGCTATTAAAGATTTATACAGAGATGCTATTAAAGAAAAAGATACTGATGAGTTGGTTAAAATTGATAAAATGTTATCTTTAACTCCTAAGATGTTTGATGATTATAAAAAAATTAAACAATCTTTTGAAGAAGAAAAAACTCATAAAAAAGGAACTAAAATAGCATCTTTGTCAGATGATGATGTAATATAACATGGTAAACAATAGTAATTTTAAACTTACAGAAATACCTAATCATCACCCTGAATTAGAATACTATGAACGTATTACTTTTTGGGGAGAACAAAAACGTTATTGTATTGAGGGTAAATGGTCAGGAGGTAAATGGATGCCAGGTCCGCTGTATTATTATATTAATTTTCATAAAATTCTATTTGAAGACGATAGCTCTGTTGCACAGGCAACGGGGCTTCCTTGGTTAAGAGATATTGATTGGGAACTATTTCTAATCTATGAAGAGTGTAGAGGATTTTCAGGTTTTACTAATGATAGTACATATACATGCGACAGAAAGTTTGGGCCAGAAAAAGAACTAGCATTACAGTTAGGAAGAGTTACTGCAGTGCAAGTAAAGTCTATGACGTACATACCAGCTAGAGAATACTTACGTAAAAATCACGGTAAGGATTTAGGAAAGCCGTTATATAAAAATTCAGCAAAGCATTTAATGAGTATACAGGCCAGAGGTGGAGGTAAGTCATATGCTACATCAGGAATTATTAATCATAATTTTTTATTTGATGGGGCAACAGATTATGATAATTATTTAGAACGTAAGAAAACTAAAGATTATATCGCATCTGATACTATTATAGGAGCCATTGATACTAAATATACTGAACCATTAATTAAAAAATGTAGAACTGGGTTTAAACATTTAGAAGGTTCTTATAGAATAGGAGAAGATTTTTACCCATCTCCGTTGATGACTACTTATACTGGGTCATTAGCACCTAATAGAGAATATGAATCTAAAACAGGTTCATTGTTACGTCACAGAACATTTAGAGATAATCCATTAGCTGCCAATAGTACTCGTCCAAACCTTGTTGCATTAGATGAGATTGGATTTATGTATAATATTAAAGAATCATGGGGAGCAATTGAAGCTACCCAAGCATCAAAAACTAAAAAGAATTTAGTAATATGGGCTTTAGGTACAGGAGGACTTGTATCTGGAAGAGCGGCTTTATATGCTGAAGGAATATTTAGAAACCCTGCAGATTATAATTGTGTAGAGTTTGATGATATTTTTGAAAATAGAGGAAGAATTGGTTATTTTGTTCCTTATTGGAAAACTTTAAATGAACATAAGGTTAAACCTGATCTTATAACAGATGAGTCTAAAGCTAGGTTGCAAATTGAATATCAAAGAAAGAAAGCAAAAAAGTCTACTGATCCAACAGTATACCAGACAGAAATAATTAATGGTCCAGTACTTCCTTCAGAAGCATTCTTAGTATTAGAAGGTTCTTACTTTCCAACGTTATATCTTAAAGATCAGCTTGGTGAACTTGAAGGAGGTAAATTTAAAAAATATTTAGAATCTTCGTTTAGAGGAAACATTATATTTGATAAAGACGATAAGCCAGATTTTGATACCATTCAAGATATGATGCCTATTCGTAATTATCCTTTAGGGAAACACGAAAAAAAAGAAGGTTGTATAGAGATATGGGTAAAACCACAACGTAATGAAGAAGGTATAATTCCTTACGGTACATACATAGCAGGAATGGATGTTGTAGATAAAGCAAAATCTACAACTAATTCACTACCTTCTATATTTATAATGAATAAATATACTAGGCAAATAGTTGCTGAGTATACAGGGAGAACAGATGACCCTAATGATTTTTACGAAATCTGCAGAAAATTATTATTATATTATAACGCTACAGGAATGTATGAGCAAAATCTTCCAGGAATGTTTACGTATTTTGAAAAACATAAATGTTTATATTTATTAGCTGATACGCCTTACCAATTACGTAATTCAGATACATATAAAACAGGAAGTAATACATCTAAAGGAATTAATGCATCTCAAAAAGTAAATTCTACAGCTAGAGATTATATAAAATCTTGGTTATTAGAAAAAGTATCTACTAACAGTGAGACTAGAGTTCTTGAAACTATTTATTCTCCTGCATTACTTAGAGAACTTATTATGTGGAATCCTCAAGGTAACTTTGATAGGGTTTCATCATTAGGTATGGTATTGTGGCATGATGCTACTACTAGAAACACTATAGATAATAGAATAAATGAAGTAAAAGGATTTTTAGATGATCCATATTTTGATAAAATGAAAGTAAAGAAAACTGTTAATGATAGCAGAAGCTTAAAAGAAGGTCTTATAGGATTCTAATTGTTAATATTAATTATTATGTGTAAATTTGTTTATTAAACTATAATGACATATGGGACAAAGTTCATCTAAAATGCAAGCTTTTACTAATTTTCCTAGACAGAAGTTAGCTGATTCTAAAAAAAATGATAAGTGGTACAAAAATAATATTGACTTTGCTGAGAATATATTAATCTCAGATAGTGATCTAAGAAATAGTTTTAAAAATAAAAAAACTAATTACGATCTTCGAGCTAATATTATAAATGTTAATGACTTCCAACAATATATAAACCCTGATAATTTAGACTTATCTACATTACCTGCAAACTTTCAACATGTAGGAATTGAGAATAGTAAGCTTAATTTATTAATAGGTGAATATTCAAAAAGAAAAAAAGAATATAGAGCATTTTTATCATCTAATGATCAAGAAGGTATTTCTAGAAAAGAAGGAGTACTAATGGATAAATTAAGAACTATTGTTAATGATAGTATTACTAATTCAAAAAAGTCTGAAGAAGAAATTCAAAAAGATTTAGCGGCATTTTCAAAATATACTAAATATGATTATCAAGATATTGCAGAGATAACAGCTAATAAAATATTAAAAAGAGAATATAAAGAACAAAATTTAGACTTTTTATTCTTACGTACTTTTGAAGATCTTCTTGTTGGAGGAGAACAAATTGTTTATTGTGGTGTGCTTGGTGGAGAACCAGTAATGCGTAGAGTAAATACAATGAATCTTTATACATTTGGTGGTAATGATATGAATATTGAAAACTCAGACATTATTGTTGAGTATGGATATTCTTCTATTGGTAAAGTAATCGATGATTATTGGGATGAGTTGCAAACTAAAGATATTGATTTTTTAGAAAAAGGATCATCTGATACTAATCTTGGATTAAATAGAGATATTGGAATTAATGAATATTATGGTTCAGCAGATGAGTTAGAAATATTTCATCCTAATTCTATGGGAACTAGAACTTTTGGTGGAGCATTTGATACTCAAGGTAAAATTAGAGTATTAAAAGTATGCTGGCGATCAAGGCGTAAGATTGGAAAACGAAAATATTACGATAAAGATGGAGATGAACAATATGATTACGTAGATGAAAATTATGTACGTAATGATGAGATGGGTGAAGAGGTAGAATGGAAATGGATTAATGAATGGTTAGAAGGAACTAAAATTGGTGATGATATTTATGTTGGAATGAAACCTATTCCTTATTCAGGTAAATCATTAGTAAACAAATCTAAAGGAACTCCTCCTTATATAGGAACAGTTAATAGTACAAATGGATATGCTGTACAATCATTAACTGATATAATGAAACCTTTAACATTCTCTTATGATATTGCATATTATAAACGAGAATTAGAAATAGCTACATATAAAGGTTCTTTTGCCGCTATTAATTCATCAATGGTTCCTTCAGGATGGGATCCAAAAGAATGGATAAGATATGCAACCATTAATAAAATTGCATGGTTGGATCCAACAAATGAAATATTAAAAGGACCTGCTCAAGGTAAATCTGCAGGAGCTTACAATACAGTTACAGCAACTAGTGTACAAGTAGGAGATCCTAATGCTATTCAAATGTATACTAATTTATTATTAGATATTGAAAGTACTTTAGGTAAAGTAGCTGGTGTTTCTGGAGCAAGAGAAGGGCAAATACAAAACAGGCAAGCAGTAGGAAATGTAGAAAGAGAAGTTGCACAAACTTCTCATATTACTGAAAAATGGTTTGCAATGGATGCTAATTTTAGAAAAAGAGCATTGACTAAGTTTTTAGAATGCTGTAAATACGCATATAAACAAAATCCTAAAAAAGCTCAATACTTATTAGATGATATGGGAATGGAAATGGTTGATCAATTTGATGAATTCGTTTTTTCTGAAATGGATATACATATTTCTAATTCTACAGAGGATACGCAATTATACCAAGAGATGAAACAATTATCTCAAGCAGCTATCCAAAACGGTCAAGCTAAAATTGAAGATTTAATTTCAATTACTCAATCTGAATCTGTACAAGAGATTGCTAGAAAATTAAGAGATTCTGCAGAAAAAATTGCAGAAGAACAAAAACAACAACAGCAACAAGCAGAAGAAAGTTCGCAGAAAATGCAACAAATGCAAATGCAAGATAAACAACAAGATCGACAATTTAAAGCTAATGAAAATCAAAAAGATCGTGATGTTAAATATGCTGAAATAGAACAAAAAGATAGAGCTATTCATACTACAGAATCATATTCTGTAGATCGAGAAGATCGAGAAAATATAAGAGTTGATTCAGATAAGAATGGAATAAATGATAGTCTTGATTTAAGAAGAACAGATATTGATGAAAATTATAAGAATAAACAAATTAACTTAAAAGAAGAAGATCAAGCAGAGAAGAAACGTTCTAATCTGGTAAACGAGGGAATAAAAATAAAACAAATAATTAATAAACCAAATGCAAAATTAAAATAACGCTATAGCATTATAGATAATTATAATAAACGATAATTAAATAATTTATAAAAATATTTTTAATATTGTATTAATAAGACAGCAACATGAGTGAAAAAGAAAATTTATTTGAAGGAATTACAATATTGTCACCTCAAGAAATTGAAAACAATTTAACAGGTAATTCTAATGAGGAAAGTGAGGGAGAAGATAACAAAGAAGTAGACAACGGTGTACTTAATAATAATTTGACAATTGAGCCAGTTACAAACAAGGAAGTTGAAGAAAGTTCTTCAAGTAATGAGCCTGTTAGTAATAATATGTATTCCGCAATCATTAAAGATTTAATGAAAGACGGAGTAATTAATAATGAAGAAGACGAAGAAAAGTTAACTGAATTATTAAAAAATGCTTCTGCTGATACCATTAAAAAATTAATGGCATCTACAATTGATACAAATATTGAAGAGAAACAAAAAAATTGGAAAAGTGGTTTTTCAGGAGCTAAGAAAAGATTCTTAGAAATTGAAGATGCTTTTACTAACGCTGATAACGCTGTGCAAACTGCACAACAATTAGAGTTCTTTGACACATTGACTGAAGATACTATATCGGGAGATACAAATCTTCAGCAAAATATATACTTTGACTATTTAAAGTCAAAGAATTTTTCTGATAACGATGCAATAGAAGCGGTACAAGAAGCAGTTTCTTTAGGTAATGTTAAAGACAAAGCTTTAAAATATGCTCCAGTTTTAAAACAAGATTTAACTGATAAAGTTGAACATACAAGAGCACAAAACAATGCTAATATACAAAATGAGCAAGCAAGAAATCAAGAAATGTTTAATACATTATTAAATACTATTGATGAAAAAGATTCTTTTGTAGATGGTCTTAGTATTAATAAAATAGGAAAAGAAAAATTAAAAAATAATATTACTAATACTGTATATACAGATGATAATGGAAAAGCTTATACTAGTTTAATGTATAAACAAATGAAAAATCCTTCTGAATTTGAAATGCTTATTAATTATTATGATTCTATAGGATTATTTGATTCAACTAAAGAAGGAACATTTAAACCTAATATTAGTAAATTAAAAAATGTAGCTAAGACAAAAGCCGTAAGTGAAATGGATAAAGTTATTGCTGCTAATAATGAAAGAGGAGTTGGGAGAGCTGCTACTGAAGGTTCTGAAAGAACTAAAAGTATATTAGATATGTTAGAGAATGCGAGTAAAAATAAATAAATTGTTAAATAAATAAACAAAAACAAAAAATGGGACAATTACTTCCTTTACAAAAGTATGAAGCAACAGATTATAATGGTTTGGTAACAGACAATCATTTTCATGCGCTTTACATGCAAAAGCCTGAACTTATTAGTTCTGTAATTAAACAAATTTACAAAACTAATCTTCAAGGTAAATTACGTGAATTTGTTGATCGTTTTCCTGTAAAGGAAGTTGATCAAGAAAACGGATTCTATAACTGGATGTTGCAAGGGCAACATGATAAAAATCTACCTTTAGTAGATGCTGAAACTATTTCAGGAGATACTATTTCTGGTGCTTCGTTCCCAGCTAACATTGGAGCAAACGGTGAAAGATTTTTCTTAATTTTCGATGAGCCTTTATTTGAAGAGTCTAATGTACTTAAAGGAGAAAATGATGCATATCATTTACTTGTTAAGAAATCAATGGATGCAGGTTCTCGTTATAAATATGAAGTTGAGTTAGTTACATCTGACGCTACTATGACTGTTCCTTCTGAGGAATTAGCTATTGGAACAAGATGGTCTAAATTTTATTCTCTTTCTCCTTCTACTTTATCTTACCAAGGTGCTGAACCTTATTTTACTTCTCCTTGGAGAATGGAAAACCGTCCTTCTACATTACGTATGGAGTACAAGGTTGCAGGTAACACTATTAATAAAGGTAAAAACGAACCATTAGAGTTTGGATTTAACTATCAAGGTGTTGAAGAAAAAGTATGGATCAACTATCAAGATATGGTTGCTCATCATCAGTGTGAAGAAATGTTTGCTCGTATGTGTGTATATGGTAAGCGTAACTGGACATCTGATCATAAGTATTTAAACAAAGATGATAAGACTAAATATGCTATTGAGTCAGGTGCAGGTTTCTTTGAGCAAATTGCTCCATCAAACGTTCACTATTATAACTCATATGATTTAGATTGGCATCTTGAGTTACTATTAGATATGGGTATTGGTAAAATTGAAAGAGGTAAGCGTACAATCCACTTGTTAACAGGTGAATTTGGAGCAATTGAAATCTCTAAGCAAATCCAAGCTAAAAGTGGTAATAACATTACTATTGTATCTGATAAATTTTTAACAGGTAATTCTAAAGCAGGAAACATTGGTGGTAATAATACTAAAATGGCAATGGAGCCTCAGTACAATATCTATGAATGGTATAATGGTGTACGTATTGTAGTTGAAATCCTTGATTTCTTTGATGATGATGTATATTTTCCACAACGTCATCCAGATGGATTAGGAGGAACTGAGTCACATAGAATTTTAGCACTTGATTACGGTGATGATGCTGGAATTTATAGAGTTAAGCCAAAAGGTGTTCCAGATTATAATTGGGCATATATCCCAGGAATGAGAGATCCTTTTTCAGCAGGTGGTAAAAAAGCACCAAAATTAGTAGCATCAGCTATTGATGGATATGAAGTTCACTTGCAAAAGTGGGGTGGTATGATGATTGAAGATCCAACTAAAGTAGTTGATTTAAGATTAAATGTCGCAAGATAAATAAATATAAATATAATATCCCCCTGCTTCGGTAGGGGGATTTATTAATAAACGAGAGAAAAAATAAATAAAAATTATGGACAGCACAGTAATAAAAGAAAAGAAAAAAACTACTATTGTTTATGGTAGTTTTTTAGAAGATAGAGTTGTAGATGTTAAGCCTGTTGAGTCATCAGGTAAATGGAAAACTTTATTAGTAAAAGGTCAAGAAATGAAAAAAGATCCTTTTATTTATAATAAAGTAAAACGAAGTTTTCAAGTACCTCTTAATAACGAAAGAAATGGAGGTGGAGTAAAAGTAATTTTAGATAATACTAAACGAGTATTTATCGAAAAATACATAGCAGATTTTCCTACGGGAATGACAGAACAAGAGTTCTTTGAAAAAGAATTAGGTGAAGACATGAATCCTTATAATGGACATGATACTAACTTTTGGAAAAATAGTAAAAAGGCAAGAGTTACTTTGACTAAAAAAGGATTAACTCTTAACTTGAATAGGATAATGGATATGTTAAAGTATAAAATTTTAATAATTAATACTATGCATATTGCACCATCATTTGATGACCGTAAGTTAAAAGCTACATATGAATTTATGATTGTAACTGAAGGAAAAATTGTTTCTCGTAAACTTGAAGAAGCTGAAATTCAGTCAGCTGCATATATTAAATACGCAGAAATTACAAGAAGTAAATCTACAATGATTGACTTTATTAAATCATTAGGTAGAGTAATTCCAATTAAACATGATGATGATTGGTTAAAAGGAGAAGTTTTAAACGTATTAGAAAATAACGCTAGTACATTTTTAGCATTAGTTAATGATCCATCATATGCATCTAAGATATTTATCCAAGATGCAGTTGAGGCAGGAGCTATTAAAAGAATGAACAAGAATCGTTATGTTTCAGATAATGGCATTGAACTAGGAGATCTTAATTCAACTATTAATTATCTTGCTGATGTAGAAAATCAAGAAGTAAAAGCTAGAGTTAAGTCACGAGTAGAAATGTTTAAAAAGAAATAATAATGGACGGAAACAGTATGGGACAATTATTAGAACTTAAATTAGATAGATCATCTAGTTATGGTTCACCTGGATATGAAGATTTTGAATTATCTAGTGTTCTTACTGAAGCTGAAATGTTATATGTAAAAAAATTTATTGACGGAAAAAATAACCGTAAAAGTGAAAGTTTTGAAGAAACAGAGGTTAGAAATCAAGGGCTTAGTGCACTTATTAAAAGAATTTCTTCCCTTGATGTTTCTACTTATCAAGCTGGAGTTTTAACAAATGGTATATTTTATGATTTACCTAAAAATTTTATGTATACTATTAATGAAGATATTGTTATTGATAAAGAAGATTGTAATAATTTACCAATAGAAGCAAGCGTAAGTGTAATTTCACATGATGAGTTTTCTAGATTAAAAAATAATAAATATAAAAAACCTTTTTTTAAATCTTATGGAGCTGCATTAGTATGGAGATTAGTGTATTCAAGATATAATGATGGATGGGTATCAGGAAGAACACAAAAACGTCATCAGTTAGTTACAGATGGAACTTTTGGAATAACTTCATATGGTATGAGTTATCTTATACAACCTAGAGGAATTACAGTAGATAATACAACTCCATCAAATATGAGAAATTCTATACTTGATGATTCTACTCATAATGCAATTGTAGATATTGCAACTAGTTTAATGTTAGAAAGAGTAAAAGAACAAGAATTAGTAACCGTTGAGTCATTTAAAGACTTAGAATAGTAAATAGTAAATAGTAAATAAATAATAATAAATAATAATTTAAAACAAACAAAATGTTAAGACCCGCAAACAATGTGTTTTCTGTAGTGTTAGATGACGAAACAGTAACAACGTTACCAGCAGAAGGTGTAGTGGTGACATCAGCTAATTTAGGAAATGGAGCAGTAGTTCTAGTAAACGAAGGATTAGTAAGATTAAGTGCAGCAGCTTTTACAGCTTTATCAGCTACTGATAAATTTATGCTAATACAAGGCAAAGGTACAAGTTCACCTTTAATGAAATCACCTGTAATTACCAAAGGAGCTTATGCTACTTCTATTCAAAAGCATTTACCTGCAGTACAACAAATATCAACTATTGGTTATAATGGAACAGCAGGTTCTTTACCATCTGCAAATGATACTTCATACTTTATTAAATTACAAAAGAATGATAGTGATGCAGCTAATAGAAGCCAACCAGCTAGTTTATTTGCACAATTTAAAACTGATGCAACAGCTACACAAGAAGAGTTAGCTTTAGGATTAGTTGAAAATGGTATTGTAAATATGATAGATGAACCAGCTAATCGCTATTTAACTTTTAGTGCTCTTTGTGATGAAGCAGGTGCAGCACTAGCTGCTACAGGTGCAGGCGCAGTTGCTAATTTAGTATTTACTAAAGGAAGCAGAGTAGTAGAATCAGCTTTAGTAGGAGTAACAGCTACCCTTACTAGTGGAGGTATTGCTCTTGCTGCAGGAGATGTGATTAAAGTAGCAGCCGCAACTACTAGTTCTATTTACAAAATAAAATCAGTAGTATTAGGAACTGCAACTACTAAAACTAAAATTACTTTAACTTACGCTTTTCAAGAAGCAACTGCTACAGTAGCTATAGGAACTGCTCGAAGAATTTTAGCAGCAGCATCTATACTTGCTGAATGTGGAGTTAGAGTTACAGGTAATGTTGCTGATTTCGATGTTAACGCATTTAGAAATTACTATTCAAACCGTTTCACAGCATCTTTCTCAGATACTGCTACTTTAATTACAACTATCCAAGGAGCTAGAAATGGTTCAGGAGTATGGCAACAAGTTGCAATGGATGAGTATATGTCTTATGGATTTGAAGGTCAAAACGGAATGATAGGTGTTCCACCAACAATGAGAGATCAAACTGTTAAGATTCCAGGAGTAAGTGGAGCAACAGCTGCACTTTCTAGATATTCTACTTTGAATATTTCATGGACAGAAACTATTACTGGTCTTGTATCACAATCAGGTGCTAAAGGAAATGTAGTTCTTTATACAAACTTAGATGCTGCTGGTGTTCTAGCAACTTCAGGTTCAACTGCAGAAACATTAGTTGTTGCAATGGGATTGACTGCTGCAGACTTTGATGCATAAAAGTTTATAAAAAAAATGTTTTCTCTCTCGAAAACTCAGTAGCCTGTCACAACATTGCTGTCAGTGATGGGCTACTTTTTTTATTAATTGTCAATAATATTTACTACTTTTGAATAGAAATTAAAAATTTAATGTATGGCTCTCGTTCCAAAAATAAAAGTATGTATCTCTAATAAATGCGATAAAGTTGATATTTATGAGCAAACAGGACCATACAACGTTACATCTAATCCTGAAGGGTGGGTTAATAGTGGAAGTGTTGCAAGTAATATTGATACATCTGAAATATTAACTGCAAATTTAGAAATTTACGATTATAGTAAAACTACCTTATATAGTAATTTTATATTATATAATGGTGTAATAGATGTGTATTCAGGAGTAGCAGGGGCACCCCTACCTTCTGAATTTTTAGCTATATCTCAAGCTGGATGGACAATAGGAGATGGTGTGTATTCATTAATGTATACATTAACAAGTGCCTCAAACATATATACTAATAAAGATCAGTATATGTTAAATACTTGCACTTTAAAAAATTGCATTCTAAAACTAAAGAATAAATCTGTTACTGAGTGTGATAGTAATACTTTAGAAAAAATAAAAGATAAAATAAATCAATTAGAAATACTATTATACGGTATTCAATCAGCATTTTCATGTTTAAATATAACTAGAGTAGACGAATTAATTGCTACTTCTAAAACTATATGTGATAATTTATGCGATTGTGGATGTGGAGACTGTTAAAAATTAAGAAACAATGGGAAATGAATGTTGTGATACACTAACTCTATTTAGCGGAGAAGATGGTAATGGTATAGTAAGTATTCTTTGGACTAGTAATTCTGGAGGTTCTCCTCAAGGAACTGCTAATACTACTGATACATATACTATAACTTATACTAATGCTACTACTCAAACCTTTGTATTAGGAAATGGTATAAACGGTGTATATGGAGGATATTCTAGTGAATGGTTATTTGATAATGGTACTACTCCCACTCCTGTTACAGCAGCAGGAGATTTTAGATTTAATAATGCTACTCTTTCTGCTGTAACTGGTATAATTATTAATGAAACAAATGCAGATGCTACAAATTTTAATGCTTTTTTAGCAGGGTTTACTAATTCTGGAAATTTTGGATTATTAAGAATTAGTAAAAAATCTGATTCAAATATATTTTGGATGGGAATAATTACAGCTAATGCTGATTTAGGAGATCAATATGATGTTACACTTACACACGTTGCTTCTAATGGATCATTTACTAATAATGATCCTTGTATAGTTTCTTTTGTAAATAATGGAGCAGCTGGTGTTAATGGTACTAATGGAACTAATGGAACAAATGCTACAGATCTTTATGATAGTGGATGGATAGACATGAATGATTATACTATTGCAAAAGGTTATGGTTTTCCATCATTTACTAATTGGTTACATCCTAAAATTAGAGTAATTGGAAGACATGTTTATATAGAAGGAAGAGTTTTAATTCCTATGGCTACTTCAGCTGCACCAAGTGTATTACTTGTAGATGAATCAGTTTATCCTACTGTACAAAAAGCTAATACTCAAGTATTCACTGGTACTGAAGGAGGATTTTTTGTAAATTCTAGTGTTGGCAGTTTAGTAAGTAATTCTCCTATCATGCCTACTGATTTAAGACCTACTGTCAATCATAGAGTTGAACATATGGAAACAGTATTAAGACTAGTTGAAGGTACTCTTTCTCAAGCTGCGCCAGTAGGTTCAGTTGCAGGAGATTTAATACTTAGTACCCTTTTACCTATTATACAAATATATACAAGTGGAAAAATAGTAATGAGTAGTTTAAAAGATGCAATGGATTCTGCTTCTGGAGGACCTGCTACTTATAATTCTCCATTACATACTACTATAATGAATGTAGATGCAGGAGAAGAAGTTATTAACCATCAAAATTATAAACAACAATATACTACAGGAAGTACAACTTTTGAAATAATAGATTTAGGTTTTGGATATACAGATGGTACTCATACTGGAGTTACTACAACTTCTGATATAAGTGGAGGTGCAGGTAAAATATTTACAGTTGTTATAGATGCTAGTAAAATCATATCAGTAACTCAAACTACTGCAGGTACAGGATATATAACTGGAGAAACTATTTCATTAGATGATGGTAGTGGAAATACTTCAATAGGTACAGGAACTACTAAAGCTAGTATTAAAATAAATATTACAGCTTATACAGACGATAGAGTTATTTCAGTATCTAATACAACTTATCCTGCAACATTTGATGGATTAGATGTATCGACATTTGGAGGAATTATTATACCTTTTGGATGTAATTATCCATTAGGTCAAACTGTAACAGAAGCACAAATAATTGCAGCAATTACAGAAATACAATCATAATAAAATAAACAATGAATTGTACTTGTGATATAAATATTAAATATGGATACAATGCTTCAGGTACTCCTGGAGGCGTTGGACCGTTTATTAATTATAATATTACAATGGCTTCTACTGGTATTAGAAATGGTAAAAGTTCATATTTTTGGAATGATGGTGTTTTAGATAGAATAATTTTTTGGGACAATGTTCAATTAAGATGGACAATGGTTAAAATTGTTGGTGCAGTTGAAACAGATATTGCATATTTTACAGATAATATAAATTGCCCAGGTTACGAAATAAGTGTTCCATTAACATTTTGGACATTCAGTACTAAAACTCCGATTGCTAATTTTTACAACACTATTACAGTATCGTTAGATTGTCCAGGCGCATTAGTAGAAGCTGAAATAGAAGAACAAAAAAATTGTTATCGTATACAAGTATGGAAGCTTCAATGTAGTTTTGCAAAAAAAGTTGAGACTTATTTTAATAATCTATCTTATGGAATTCCAAGTACTTGTAGTTTAAATGATTTACAAATAGAAATGTACGGATTACAAGTTTTAAATAATTATAATCCTAATGACATTTATTATAATACTACTAATTATAATATTATAACATATACTGAAATTCAAAATATACTTACAAAATTAAATTAAATTAATCATGTCAACTAAAAACGTAAGAAGATCAAATAAAAGTAAAATTGATAAAGCAACTAATAATGGTTTAGAAATTTATCAAGATGATACTGATAATTTACTTTATTATAAAGATATTAATGGAAGAGTAATACCATTAGATTCTGGTGGTTTAGCTTCAGTTACATCAAATGCAACATTATCAGGAGCTGGAACAGTTCTTAGTCCTTTAGGAGTAGTACCAGTACCTCTTATTGATGTAGCTGTTGAAATGAGTTATGCTTCATCAGATGCAACAACACCTTTAGTTGTAGCTAATAATATTGGAGGTATGTTTGCAACACATGATATGACTATAGATTCTGTATTTGCAGGGGTTGCTATTGTAGGTAGTGGAGGAGGAATTACAGATATAGATATCTTAGTAAATGGAGTTAGTATTTTTAGTGGTGCATTAACTGAGTTAACTATTGATTCTGGAGAAGCTACAAGTTTAACAGCCGCTACTCAACCATCTATTGCTAATCCTATTATATCAAAAGGAGATAGAATAAGTACAAACATTACAACTCTTACAACTGGAGGAACAGAAGCAGGATTACAAATTACATTAAATGGTATAAGAACATAAGCATGCTTATAAACCCTTTTATATATGCTAGTGCTGCCTCCACAGATCCTGACGCGGACGCATTTATTTCAGCAACTGGAATAACAGATCCAACTCAAATGTCAGCTATTAATACTTTAGTTGTTGACTTGAAAAATTATAGTTTATGGGCTAAAATGGACGCGATTTATCCAATGGTAGGTGGTACAGCAACGACACATAAATACAATTTAAAAAACCCTTTAGATACTGATGGCGCTTTTCGTTTAACTTTTAGTGGTGGTTGGACTCATTCAAGTACTGGCGCATTAGGTAACGGAACAAATACTTGGGCGAATAGTTTTTTAAATCCTTACGATATACTTTCAACAAATAACGCTCACTTATCTTTTTATTCAAGAACTGATGCGATTGGCAATCAAACTGAAATTGGTAATGATGCGTTGTATCTTTTATATAGATATGGAAGTAGTGCGTATAAGGCGTTCAACTCATCACAAACTATTAGAGGCTCATTATTTACACCAACAACAGGAATGCTAATCGGTAGTCGAATTAATTCAACAGTAGAAAAGTATTATCATCAAGGGGTATTAACTGATAATTTAACCGTAAATAGTGTAGCAATTCCCCCTACTATTAATTATGTGAAAATTGGCAGTAATTCCTCAGCCGCTCAATTTTCAGCAAAAGAATGCGCCTTTGCTACTATTGGTGAAGGGTTAACAGATACAGAGGCAAATGACTTTGAAACAGTAGTACAAGATTTTCAAACAACTTTAAGCAGAAACGTATGATATTAGTAGCAGAATTAAGCATAGAACAAAAAGATGAATTAGTCGGTCAACTATACGCACCTGACAGTTACTTTAACCCTATTCAAGATATAAATGGAACGTGGATAATATCACTTCAAGAAGTTGAACAATGTAGTATTGACTGGGTTAAAGAATTACCTTTGATTGAATTTGTACCAGTTGATACTCCTTTATTATTTTAAAAAGAAATTGAATATAAAATTATGAGTCACGGAATACATAAAGACGATGTAAACAGATGGTTTCTTGTTTACGATAATGATCCAGGAGAATCAGGCTTTGTCCTTTTTGGTTATGTTGGACCTATAGATGTAAACGAATTAGTAACAGGACAGCCAAATATACTTTCATACTTAACAGAGGACGAATTAGAAACTTATTTAGATAATATTGCTGGAGAAAACTATTATAAAGATGCTGTTGAAAGTCAAAGCGAAAAGTTTCAACCACCATCACAAAAATATTAATATGCTTATCAATTCTTACATATACGGTTCTACTACTGCTTCTGAATTTATATTTACTGTAGATACAACTCAGGCAGGAAGTGCGTCAGATACTTTTGTATTACCTTTACAAGTTGGCACTACTTCAATGACTGTATATTGGGGAGATGGTAATTCTGACGTTATTACGACTTACAATCAAGCCGAACTTACTCACGTTTACGCTTCAAGTGGAACGTATCAGATTTCTTGTGACGGCTCTTTTTATGGAATTAGATTTGCTGGTGCTGGGGACAGATTAAAACTTTCATCTATTGATAATTGGGGTACAAATCAATGGGGTAATATGCAATTTGCATTTTATAATTGTACTAATATGGTTGGAACTTATACTGATAGTCCTGACACTTCATTAGTAACAAATATGTATTTAACATTTGCAAATTGTTCAAGTTTTAACAGTCCATTAACATTTGATTGTTCAGCTGTTACAACTATGTATCAAATGTTTTTAGGTTGTAGTTCATTTAATAGTGATATTAAGTTTACAAATATGTCAAACGTTTTAGATATGCGTAATATGTTTTATGCAAATACTGTTTTAAATTCTAATATAATTTTGGCTGATACTTCAAACGTAACACAAATGTCTGGTATGTTTCAAGGTTGCCCCGTTTTTAATCAACCTCTCAACCTTGACACTTCAAGCGCAACAAGTTTTGCTTCAATGTTTTTATATGCTGGTGCTTTTGACCAAGATATCTCAGCGTGGAATATTTCAAGTTTAACAAATGCGGCATCTATGTTTTTTGGCTCATCGTTTTCAACAGCTAACTATGACTTGTTATTAGTTAGTTGGCAAGCACAAGCACACAATAATGGTGTATCCTTTTCAGCAGGAAATGCTAAATATAATGCTGGAGCACCAGCAACGGCAAAAGCAGGATTGATTACTGACCTATGGACAATAACTGACGGGGGACCCGTTTAAAATAAAATAAAAAAAAATAATTATAATGAGTAAATTTCAAATAATAAATAAAAACGGAACTGCAGTAAATGTTAGTGATAATAATGAATTATTTACAACAAAAAATACAACATTAAAAACAGCTTCTTTACTTAGAGTTACAGATACTATTGGTACTGTTGCGGCAGGTGCATCGAACGTATCTTTTTTTAATGCAGGTAATATTAATATAGTTAATGTACAAGGTGCAATACTTAAACCTGGAGAAACAGTTACCTTTGATGCAAACGATAATATATTAAATGAACTTTCGTATGATGCAACAGGAGTTACTGATTTAGTTATTAATCAAATAAGATAATTATATTATGTCAAATATAGAAAGAACTTTACCAAATAATGAATATCAAGCTGCTATAAATGCTAATGCGCCTACAGCACTTAATCCATTTGCTACAATAGCTGATGCAGGTGGAGGTGGAGGTGCAAGTGGTGTATTCGGAATAGCAGATGCAACAGGAACATACACTTACTATAGTACTTTAACTTTAGCAATGCTTGCAGCTATAGCTGGTCAAACAATTGAAATGTTTGCAGATGTTGTAGAAACTGGAGCAGTTACCGTTACTTTAAAAGATGGTGTAAATATCAATGGTAACGGTCATACATACACACTTGATAACGCTACATCAATCCACGCATTAATAACAGCAAATTCAGTAACAACATCTTGTGATATATTAAATCTAATTGTTGTAAGAACTGGTGCTGTTGGAACTAACCCTTTTGATAATTGTGCTTTATTATTTGGTATTAACGGTTCAGGAACAAATAATTTATCTGGTTCTACATTTAAAAATACTGGTGGAGGTACTGGAATAACTTTTAATTCTAATAATGGAAATACAGTAAGCCATGCAGTAGCAAGAGCAACTTCTAGTGCAATTTATAGTGCTACACCTTATGCAAACATAAGCCATTGTACTGGATATTCTACAACTGGAAATGGAATATCTGGTGGTCATTTACAAAATTGTGTTGGCATATCTGATTCTGGCTATGGCATAATCGTAAGTAGATTTGCAGATAATTGCACTGGAATATCAACATCTGGAGTAGGTTTGTATGCACTTGGCAATGCTAGTAATTGTGTTGGAAGGTCAATTTCTGGAGATGGTATAAATCTAACAAATGGTTTATCAGTTGTTGGATGTATAGGAATTTCTGTCAGTGGTCGTGGTTTTTATCAACTAAATCAAAGATCCTTTAATTGCACTGGTATTAGTTCATCAAATAAAGGTTTTTATTTGGCTAATGGTAAAACATATAATGCTATGTCAAGATCAACAAGTAACTCATCAATGTTAGCTGGTATTCCAAGTAGCGAAGTGCATAACTCAATCATATTTGCTGATTGGAACAATGCTCTTGGTTATGGTATAATAGGGAATGGTGGAAACATAGCTAGAACTATATTAAATTGCACATTTTTATTATCAAACGCATCAGCACCATATTTATATGCTGCCAATATTGCTCAAGCAATATCAACAAGAGGTAATACTTATAAAGGTGGTGGTGCTTTCAATGTTAATTTAACACAAGCCATAGCAACAACAGAAGATTCACAAGGTAATATATTTTTATAATGGAAAACGTAACTAAAATAGACATTATAGAGCAACAAATAGTTTGCTATAATGAACAAACTGATGAAAGAGTAATATATCCCTTAAGTGGAGTAGATGCTTTTATGAATGAGTTTTCAGATACCCAAGACTTATTAACGGTAAACATTACTGATCCTTTAGCAAGACTTGTAAAGTTCTATGCAATAACTGAATCAGTACCAGAAAGTTTTATAATTTTAGATTATACAGATATGACTGCTGAACAGAAAGTTATATTTGATGAGTTTATAATACATATACAAACATTATAACATGGCAATAACAACAGTAATAGGAACACCAGCACAAGGAGTAAACTATACGGTAACAACAGACACATCTGCCGACTGGTCAGCAGTAGCTAATGATACTTATTTCTATGAATTGGCAGATAAGCTTGTACACTATAAAAACAGTAGTGGAGATATTATAGAAGGTTTTTCTGGAGGTAATAATTTTGCTTCTACTCAATGGGGTGCAACAGCATCAAATGTATCTTTAACAAATGGTCAAATAGCAAATGGAATGACATTTTTTACATCTGCTAATAGTGGGCCCGTTTAAAATAATAAGTTGATGGCAAATGAACTTGAAATAATAATTAATAAGCGATCAATTAGAGGAATTGATACGACTACAAGGGAAGAATATTTTTCTACTTTTATAGATCAAGTTCGTTGGAAAAGAAATTTAAACGATGATTTTTCTTTTTATAATTCAGTTCCATTAATTAATGAAGGAAATACTGAATCATTAAATAATATAGGTATTTCAGTAGATAGATTTAATAAAGAATTACAAATTGGTAAAAAATCTTTTGTTTATACTAAAACATTAAACCCTGATACGGGTATTGTTTTTGTTTCTGCTGATGTTATGGAAACATGGTTAGGTACAAATACAGGCTTTTACTTTGATCCAAACCCTATTGGCGTTGTTGTAGATATGACAGGCGTTTTAACCTCAGTTGCTCACGATTCGACTTTAACAGGTGACGGAACGGTTGGAGATCCTTTGAGCGTTGTTAGTAGTGGCGTTGTTTTTACGCCAACTATTAATAGTACTAATATGGTTGAGGTTTCTCAGGAGTCTGATTTTGGTACTCCTGACGGTAGCAATAATATTACTTTAGTAACTAATACAACTTATTTTATTAGAGGAATTGTTTCCTGTGTCCATAGGCTGGTTATAAATACTGAGGGTATAGTTTTATTAGGTTGGGACAGGGACAAAGATGAATTAAAGCATACAGGCACAGGTGGAGATTTTATTACAGTTACAGATGTAAATTTTGAAATTTCAAATCTCAAACTTTCTTCTACTAATTCTGCTTCTGCTGAGGTTGTTTTGAGAGCTACAAATTTTAATTATGGAGCTTATAATGACGGCAGATTAAAAATACTAACTATCATAAATTGTCAATTTCGTAACTGTTTCGATGTTCATTATATTGAGGGTTTTGATTTAGTTGACATACAACAGACGCTTTTTTGGTATATTAAAAGTACTACTATTGGTTGCCAGTTTAGAAACGTATCAAAATTAGAAATAAGTTCCTGTGAGTATGTACGTTGGTTTGATGAGTCAACTATACCTACTCCAAGCGGTTACGCAACTACTTCAATGGTTGAAATACTTTCTAACGGCTCAGGAAACGGAAACGGAGCTGTTAATATTAGCGGTTGTATTTTACACCCTAAACAGACTCAAAACGGAATAAATATTAGCGCGACAAGTACAACAGGGTTTGGCACAATTTCAGGCAATACATTTATTAATATAGGCTTAACAACAGGTTTAGTTTCTATTCTTGATTATGATATACAAAACAGTTATATTATTCAAGCAAATCAGGGTTTAATAAACGCTAACTCTAAAGGTACTTTGTCAATAGTTGGAAATTTAAACGACTTAAATACAGGAACTACAAACCCACAAGTATTAAACGAGGCAAATGTTGGAGGATCTTTCACAAATACGCCAACTTTTCCTGTTACAAACAGAGTTATTACAAGCGTTCCAAATTGTTCTTTTACTTATAACAATAAAAATAACGGTAATTTCTTTGTATCTATTACGGGAACTGTTGAAATGAGTGGAGACGGTTTTATAGCGTGTAGAGTGCGCTCAAATGGTACGGCTATTCCTTTTGCAATTGGTTATCCTGAAATAAGGCAAGGTAGGGCGCAAAACTTTAGTTTTAGTGTAATAGGATCAGCAGTTGTTGGAGATGTATTTGACGTTGAATTTGAATCGTTTAATACAAGTGGGGTTTCTACTCCAAACAATATTTTAGTTAGAGAGTTTGTTTTAAATGGTTATCAATTTTAAAAAAATAAAAAAATGGAATTAAACGCAATTTTAGAATTATTAGAGAAATACGATTTACCAACTATAATTTTAGGGTTAGGTTTTTTCATGTATATTAAAACAAAATTAAAGCAAGTTGATAAAGCTGTTAATTGTCGTACTCCTGAAGCAATGACTTTAAGCCAAGAGGTTAGTGAGATTCATCGCAAGGTTGATGTAAATGCAACTACTCAAGCAAGAAACATAGAGTACCTTAAAAATGAAATGGATAATAATAAAGACGCAACAGAAAAACAATTTTTAACTATTGGAAAAGACATTAAAAGTTTAAATAAAAGAGTAACTATTATTACTAAAACAATTTAATTATGGATAAATTATACAATTTTATAGGAGGTAGAAAATTAACTTTTGCGTTGATTTTAACAATATTAGCGACAGTATTTGTTTGGTTTAACAAAGCAAGTTCTGACGAGTGGATAGGCTTTATGCAGTGGGTTTTTGGAATTTACGCAAGTGGAAACGCAACAGAGCATATTGCTAAGGCTCTTAAAAATAAATAAAGATGAGTAAGTTAGTAAAATGTCCTAACTGTAAATGTAATTTTGATGTTACAGTAAAGCCAACAACTAATAAAGAGTCTAATTATCTTTGGATTTTTGATAATGGGCATGGAGGTATAATTGACGGTGTTTACCAAACAGCTGGTAAACGTTCTCCATTATGGCCTGACGGAGAAATATTATACGAAGGCGAATTTAACAGAGGTATTGTAAATAGGTTGGTTAAATTATGTAACGATCTTGGTATTGAATGCGTCAATTTGGTAGATACTCAAAAAGACGTTCCTTTATC